TTTTTTTGTAATCATATTCTCGAATGATTACTTTTCTTTTTAATGTTCTTAGCGCCATTTTAATACAAATATCATTCTGTCACGGTCATCACGAAACCAAAACTTGCGATTGTTCATATACCAACGCTGTGCAGGTTCTGGTGCTTCTTTTTCACCCCAAATGTGTTCTCCAGAATTGCCAAAGGTCTCATAACACCACGCTTCCATTTCTCGCCAATTGCCGCCTATGGGTTCTGCTGTATAGTAACGAGCACCGTATACGGTGCCGTCAGATAAAACAATATCCTGTAAGGGACTATAGACTATATCTTCCCACAATCTTTTTAAAGCCTGAGCAGAAAAGTTGCTCTTGCCCGTATTACGACCTGTGATCTGTATCATTCCTCGTCCTTTGTATTTGTACATTTTTTCTAGTAACTCCATTTGCCAAGGATACATTATGACCACTTTAAACAAAACATCAGATATTCTTTTTCGTCTTTGAAACACCAAGTATTGGTATCAGAATTATAATACCAATTTGGTTCGTAGTAACCGCCATGATAGAGTTTTTCTTTACACCATCTAAACACGTCTTCACTAGACACCATTTGAATTTTAGTTTGGAAAGGCCAAATATTTTTGTTCATTACTCTCATTTTAACTTGTTCCCTTCTGCGGTTCCCCATCGAAGCATAAACATCAAAGCATCTTTTTCGTTTTCAAATTGCCAATATAAAGCATGATGTGTTTCAGATCTCCAAAGACCTTCACAATTTTCTTCACACCACCACTTCATTTCATCAACATTTAGATATGCTATACTATCAAAGTTAATACGATGAGAAAAGGTGGCACGAGCTCTTGTTGCCAAGATCTCGCCCACACTAGCCACCCTTAAACCTTTACCGAAGTTCATCGCCATATTTTAATTGAAATATAGTTGCTTCCTGAGGATCCTTAATGTACACGGTATACATAGGATTTCCAGAATTAAATCGATGAGTACAATCTGCGGTTGGACACATTTTGTTCATCCAAGTTTCAAACTCGTGATCGTCTTCAGGATATACCCAGCAGTACCACCCACGTGGGGGTGGATCCATTTCCCATTTTGAACCAGGATTAGGGCACGTCTTTCCGTCTTCAAATCGCCAATGTTGAATTGAAGTTTTCCTCACCTTAACCCATCCTCCTTTTACTGCTTTTAAGACCATGTTCGGTGATCCTCGGCAACCCATTCGTTACCGTCGTATTCTTCAATGTGCCAAGGCACATCGCCTGGAATCTCAACTATCTTAAGATTAGCGTGGGTTCCATGAGACTTTGATCCCATTTGTCGAACAACTTGAACAAGGTAAGGATCGTCACGTGCAACGTCACGATCATACCAACCTGGGTCTGTGATGCCTGCTAATTTTTTATATTCTACAGAGGCTTCATGGCTTAAACTAAAACCACCATAGCAGTCATTAATTACAACATAACGAACACCAGTTTTTAAATCATTTAAAAACTTTTGTTTATCCATTTTATATCTCAATCACTTTCTCTGGATCCCATCCAGTGTCTTCACTAAAACCATATTCTTGTTCGTATCCACGTGGGTTACAAACAACCCGAGTTTCTCCAACCACATAGTCAAATGGATGATGTGTATGTCCGTGAGTCCACAATTTTATATGTGGATTGTCTAACATAATATCTTCCAGGCTGCTATGATAGGCTCCGTTCATTAAATAATCAGTTTTATATTGTTCGTGACAACTTTGAAAACTAGGAGAATGATGTCCTACAACAACAATCTTTTTGTCTTTGTTTTCTTGTACAACATGCACAATATAATCGCGAGTTAATCTATGTCTTTCAACCGTATCAGCAGGTTTAAGTTTGCGGAATCCGGCTTTGTCGTTGTTAATAGCACGATAATCCATCATCATGTCTCGAACTGCATGTAGAGTCAACGGATCGTACTTGTTCATGTCGGTCCATAAAGTACCTCCAACAAACAATACATCGTCAATTTGTTTGCAATCTCGTTCTAACAAATAAATGTTATCGTGAACTCCGCAGGCCAAACGCATCCAGTCAATAGAATCAAACCAGCGACCATCGCTGTAAAACTCATGATTGCCCATAACGTAGACAACGTGAGGAAACTGGAAGCTCACACGCTTCAAGAAATCGCGAAAACGGATACCGTATTCGCTTTCGGGCTTCAGCACTTTTGAAGCGACCATAATGTCACCGCCAAGAATCAGCACATCAGCATTATTTGTGTTTTTAATGTTAATGTCTGAAAACTCTAGGTGCAAATCGGATACAATTTGAATACGCATTTTATTCACTTTATTAGAAATATGAGTATATTATAGCATCAGATAATAATTAAGTCAAGAAGTTAAATACGTACATAAAAATAACAATTTGGAGCGAGCGATGAACGAAATTTTCAAAATAATAGGCGATTTGGGCTTCCCAATTGCTGTGGCATTTGCAGGTGGGTATTTTGTATACTTAACCATTAAACTTTTGCTACAGGGCGTTTTGGGCAGTATCAAGGGCATGGCCGGTATCATTGTAGCTCTTGATAATCGCGTCAAAACAATGAACCACGATGTTGTACGTATTGATACTATTGTATCAAACGCCCTAGGACTACGTCCTGATGTAGATCGTATTGCTCGAGCAGACGGCAAGAACGATGCAAGACGTGATTAATGAAAAGGAATTTTAAAATGTTCTATATGGACTACAATTGGGATTTAAGCCCTAATGGTATTATCTTCGATGAAGAATTAAACATAGATAAACTAGGTTGGAAACACGGTGATCATTTTATGATTACAAATAAAAACGGTAAAGCTATGTTAGTAAAAGTAGAACCTATGGTAGCATTTGTTAAAGGGTATCGTGTAAATTTTGGAGATCAAGAATAGTGTATGTTGATCTTGTTTTTCTCTTTTTAATATATTGTTTTGCCACTATAGCGTTAGGTGTTAGTATCTATTCGTTATGGACTTTAAAAGAGATAGAAGAGTATTATAAGAAAAAAAATAAAAAACCTACAACAAGTACTTGGGCAAATAAACCCCCAATAAAAGTTGATAGAGCAAAAGGACTTTGGGACTAAGGAGATACCATGGGTGAATTAGCAGAATTAGTAAACAAATATGGCTTTCCGATTGTTATGGCAGTCGGTATGGGCTATATTATTAAATATGTTTGGGAGTGGTCAACTAAAGAAGTTAAGCCCGTTATTAGCGAAGCTAACACCGTTCTTATTGCCCTTATTGATCGTATTCGTATGTTAGACAACGATTTAATTAGGTTAAATCAAAAGGTAAATACCGTATTACATTTGCGAGGCAAAATTATTGAGTCAGATCGCGTTATGGAACAGATGAAAGTTGAAAAAGAAGCTAATCAGAAGTTTGATCAAGCTACTAAATTAGACGATGACGAGAAGAAAACAGCCTCAGCAGGAGAAAGTTAAAAATGAGTAGAACAAAAATTCCAGTAGCACCAGTTAAATCATCAGAACCAAAGCTGCCAAAACAGCCAGCACCTCAGCCAACAACTCCATTAGATACACCGGCTGTTTAATATCTACAGATGCTGTAGGTCTTTGGATTAAACAAATCAGCCATAGTATCTGCAGATCCTGCTAGGAATGCTGGCCAGTAATACATTTTAACAAAAGTTAAAATTCCTTGGTCAAACCACCAACCTATAATCTGATCCTGTATTTGTAATACAGGATTAATTCTATATAAATTATTTAGAAGTGGCTCTAAAGACCCCATCCCAGTCTGCGGGTAAATCATGTGTTTTCATCTCCTCGCAACGTTCAATCCATATTTCATAATAATGATCCATAGATCCTTCAAACCTCCCCATTAAATCTTTACAGAATTTAATAGCTTGATCAAATTTTTGTTGACGATATAATTGTAGCATTGCGGCATGCATTTGTAGATCATTCGACTCAGCTTTTGTTGTTATTGGAGTATAAATGTTTAAGCCAATAGCTTTGCCTTTAACTGCAATACAATCTAATTCTAAACACGTAAAATCATTTTTAACTTCTTCGTAGGTATCTGGGCCTATAATGATTAGTACACCATAACCTTTTGTTTGTCCTTCAAGTCGACTTGCTACCGATACAGGATCGCCTAGTACGTCATAACCCATTTTACCTTCACTACCAATATTACCAACTAGAATCTTACCAGTGTTAACACCTGCTCCCATACCAACGGGTGGTTTTCCAATGGACTCTAGATGTTTGTTAAATTCGTTGACTGCTTCTATCATTTCTAAAGCAGTTTTAACACCGTGATAAGCATGACGATCGTCATCTACCGGAGCTCCGTGTATATGTAAAGATGCATCACCAATAAATTTAATTAAACATCCATCGTTGGCAAACACAGGTTTACTAATTGCTGTCATATAAGAATTCATGATAGCTGTAAAACCTTCAACGTCTGCTCCATACTTTTCACCTAGACCTGTGAAGTTGCGCATATCAGTCATAACTGCTGTGAGCATTTTTTCTTCCCCGCCTAAACGAATTAGACTAGGATCTTTTTGTAATCTTTCAACGATAACAGGGCTTACATAAGAACCAAATTGTTTTTTAATTTGTTGCTTTTGTAAAAACTCACTTACAAACTTGACACCGTAGGCATGCAAAGCGACCAATACCAAGCCAACTCCAGGGGCAGTAGCGTCAAATAACCATAGAAAATTATTAAACACAAACCAACTGCCAATACCGCTGATGACCACCAGACCAATTGTAGTTGCCAATCCGACATATACATACCTCGTTAAGAAAATTAATAGTATACCTGCTAATGCTAATGTTAGTATTTCAACACCGTCGGCATAATCAGGTCTTTGAATAACAACGCCATTGAACATTGTTCCTAAAACTGCGGCCTGCACATCGTGTGGCCAAACGCTGCCTACTGCTGTAGGGACAGGATTGCCCAAACCGGCCGCAGCAACACCTACAATAACAACAGCACCGCCAAAGTCTTTAGGCAACTCTGTCATTGAATATGATTTTGATTGTTGACTCCAGTCAATCCACACACGACCTAATTGATCAGTAGTAATAGGACCAAACTTAGGTATTCGCATTTTTTCAACACCGCCTTCAAAAAGTTTGACTTGAACGGTTGTATCTCCTGCGGCAACTCTTAATGCCTCCATGGCCAGACTTGGATAAACTCTTCCATCAACACTAACGACTAGAGGCATTCTTCTATTAACTCCATCAACTTCTGGTAGTGTGTTTACAATACCAACACCTGCCGCTCGTTTTTCAAGTTCTGAAATATTTGCAATTATACCCGGGTATTGAATTATTGATTCTTGAAAGTCAGAACCAATAACGGCTGTACCGGGCTGACGAGGAGTGTTTTTCATCCTGTCTGCCGGCATGTTTGGAAGTATTACAGGAAAGTCGCTGAGAGTAGTTGCTAGTCGTGCATCGCCTCCTTGACGATCTTTTTCAGTCATTAATACATTGAATACTACTAGACCAGCGTTGCGTTTATAAAGCTCGTCTATAAGTTGTGCATAAACATCACGCTTAAAAGGCCATTGGCCATATTTGTCTAAAGCATTTTCATCAATGTTAATTGTAATAATATTATTTTGTGTAGGTGTTTGACTTGTAATTAACGTATCAAAGTAACGTAATCTTATACTTTCTACAAAGACAGGATCAGCTATTCTTATACTTAAAATAAGTACAAGTGTTATTAATGCTGTCCAAGGACTGATTAAAATCTTTTTAGGGTTGAGTTGGAACTGCGGCAGCTTTGGCAGGGATATCTTCATTGTTATGATGTCCTAGTGTTGTACCGCCCTTATTACCAGCATTAAATTGTTTACATCCTTCACCGGGAATATTAATACAACTGGGCGGTGGTGGTGCAGACACTGGTCTAGGACCTGTTGCACAACCTGTAATAATAAATGAAATTAACAACGTTAATTTACGCATCTATTATTTATTGTCCTTGCGTAACGGTTATCGCTTGACAATTACTGCTACAACTGCTGTTTATACTATAGAATTGTTGTGTAGAGCCGCCTTGTGTAAGATTTAAACTTCGGCTCCCTGGCCCTGATAATGTAATATCTGCCATATGACCGGCAGATCCTTGTTGAATAACATCAACGGTTTTTGATCCGCCACTTACATGTATAGCCGCATAATGACTTCCTGAATCTTTTTGCTGTAATGTCACAGCATTATTATTATCGTTAACGGTAATAAATGCTCCTTTGCCACCACCTGTACTTTGTTGTGTAAGATTCACGGTATTATTATTTGCACTACCTGTAGTTCCTAATCTTATCTCAGCATAGTTAACCTGTGTATTAACATTGCCAGATTGATTGACGGTTATTTGATTATTATTTCCTGTGCCTATGTATTCTAAATAGTTTTGATTGGTGCCTGTTTGTTGAACCGTAATATGATTATAGCTGCCAATTTGTTCAATCATAACTTTTGAATCAGCGTGTGGTCTATTCAAAAACGTATTAATGTTTGTTTGGTGCATAGCATTAATATTAAATGATGCTGCGCTACCGCCACAACATAAAGTTGGTGCTGTTGGTTCTGAAGGAGTTGCTGGTGCTGTTGAACCTGCATTAGGAGCAACAGGTCCAAAGTTTTGGCCGTTGAGTGTTGTGCTTCCTTGAACTTCGTCAATGTATAAGATAGGACTTAGAATAGTGTCGCCTAGATTAAATGCGGCAAAACCTAAAACATAATTGCCGTCTTCGGGTACGGTAAACACAGCTAACTGCCAACCTGTAGAACCGTAGGATCCTGTTGAGTAATTTCCTGATCCGGGATTTGTAAAACCTAATAATGCAAAACGTTGATTACCGTTATTCAACGATGGGATAACACTAGCATTACTGGCATGTGTCAGTGTCATCATAGAACCGTCGTTGAATGGAAAATAATCTGTGCTCAAATAGTTCCAAGCAAAGGTATAGGTAACTCCTGCTTGTAATGCTACGGTAGTCATTACATAAGCAGCATTAGTTGGAGTAGGACTTCCGCCACCGGCGTTGGCAGATAAAAAAGATCTAACAGCTGAATTTTCATTTGCCGATAGTCCTAGAGTAGACAATGCTGTATCAAAACTTGTACTTCCACTAGGATAAAGCATACCCATTTTAGTACCATAAGGATTAACTACCCAGGCTTTGCCTCCAAGGTTATTAGAACTGGCTCCAGATACACTAACTCCACCGGCCGATGTCCAACCAGACAATGTTCCTGATTCAAAACCTGTTCCTTGTGCAGAAAGATCTTCACACCAAACAAATGGTGTTATCATTATTAAGAATAAAAATTGTATTAGTCTTTTCATCTTTTTAATACACCAGCGTTTTGTTTTATATAAACAACGTTACCGTTTGGATCTCCGCTGCCAATAACAATAGTATCTGGTTGATCATTATGTATAACGGTTATTGTTGTATTTGATGCATAGCCTAAAGTTTTAATTTCAGCATAGTGGTCTTCGTTTTTTCTAAACGCCACACCTTTGCCTTTGTCTTGTATTGACGATCCGTCTGGATTATCCCAGTTAACACAAATATTTGTTGAAGGATTACATCCTTTGCTTCCATCAGCATAGGTAAATTGTAATACTTTTGCTTGAGGGGATTCTCTTGATTCTTCAAGGCGTTGCATCATTTGACGTATGGCTTCTTGTTCTAGTTCTTCTGATTCAATTTCTTTTTTAGTTTTAGTAGCAGTGGCTAAAGAACGCTGAATTTCCATAGGCTTAACTAAGATTAAATTATTATTAATTTTTGATTCGATAATATTCATAACGACCGGAGGAGTCGGTGGCATATTAGCACTTGTAACATATGTTCCCTCGAATGCTTTGTCTAACTCCACTGAACCTGCTTGCGTCGTTACCTCAATTTTTCCCACGCGACAACGTTGTTCATCTAATTCAAATTGTTTAACTTCTTTATCATCTTTACATGACGGGACTAGAACAACAAGACTTTGTCCTGCTTCATCTACGGTCATTGTAAAATCAGTTCCTCGAACTGCTATCGAGGCGGTAGGAGTGTGGATATTAACTTGCTGAGGATTATTCTTAGCAATCTGTCCTGATGTGTATCTGACGGTTCCCATAGCGGCTTTAATAGCCAGTTTGCCAGCATCAGACTTTTTAGGATCGAAGACAAAATCGTCGATAAGCAGCCTGCTATTTTCTGTAACTCGAACTTTAGTATCATCTTTAAAAGTGATATTGCTTACGCAAGATCCTGTAATATAGGTATCCATTGTTTCAATTTCTGCACCTTTAACTCCGGATAATTTACTTTTATTTCGTTGGATCTCACAGGCTGTTCCTTTTACGTCGGCAACAATACCAATGCCCGCCCAGGCATTAACCACAAAAAGTGATAAAATTACTCCGAGCAGGGCATTCATTGTTACCTCACTATTGCTGTCATCGGATTAGTAATACTAGATCCATTAGTACTACGAACCGTAATGGTATTGTGTGCTCCGTTTGTGCTAACATTGATTGTGCTGTTATTACTTCCTTGTTGTTGAGTAGTAATAGAGTTGTAATCACCACCAGTCGTATTCAATACAACGGTATGAGTTCCTGTGTCAGCTTGTTGAATGTTGATCACGTTATTATTACTGCTAGTAATAGTATTACTAATGCTACTTAATGTACCTGATGTAGTGCTATCTGTAGTAACTTGGTTACTATCACCTGTAATTGTATTAGTTGACGTAAAACGACTAGAAGTAATATTTTGAATTATTACGTTGCTATCGCCAGTGATGGTATTTGTCATTGTAGAATTAGAAGTACCTGTAACGGTTCCATTATTAACCGTTAATTTTACTTGGTTATTATAACCATTAATGGTTTCTGTATATGTATTCTTACTTCCAACAATATTGTATTGTGAGGAATTGTTATTTCCGTTTTGTTGGATTGATACGGTATTGCTACTACCGTTTATTGTTGCATAATTTGACGAACTAGGTGCAGTTGGTGTTAATGTTGTTACACCTGTTGCATCAACGCTAACAGAACCTGCTGTTCCGCCAACATTATTTGTCCCGCCAACTTGTTCAATAGTAATTGTATTACTACTTCCCACTTGTTCTATATATACGTTGTTTGGGCCAGTGCTGCTACCAGCTGCATGGGCACCAGAACCCCAAAATATAGCGGAGACAATAGCCGCCATTAGTTTAATATCTTTTTTATACATTTCTTCGCTCCTTGGTACTTTATTATTTTTATTAGTGTACCGTTATTATTTTAAGAAATTACTTACTACCCATCCCTTCTTACCACTCTTTGTTTGAACAAAAGTCATATTTCCTTGTTCTCGTAATACTTCAACTTCGTCCCCTGGTGATAATATTGAAAGGATAGTTGATCCAGCCTTATCATTTTCTCTTACCGTTGTTCTTGTTGTTGATTTTTTAGTAAGAACTTTAGCTGGAGTTGGTTCTGGTTTTGCTTCTGGTTTTGCTTCTGCCTTTACTTCTGGTTTTGCTTCTGCCTTAGGTTCGACCTTTACTTCTGCCTTAGGTTCAACCTTTACCTCTACCATAGGTTCAATTTTTATTTCTGGTTGAACAGGTAGCGGATGGGTTATAACCAAATCATCTTTAAATGCCCAATGTCCTTTTTTGGCACCTTCATTAATAGTTTCTATAACGGCTGCTTGAATAGCTAGATTAGTTGCTTTATTGATGCTTTCGTTAATGCTTGCACCAATTTCAGCTTCAATTGCTTGTTCACCGGCCGACACAAATCTTAACACACCGACCTTATCCATATAACTTAGCACGGTCTTGGTAACGGTAATGCTAGTCAATACTTCTCCAGTAGAAACGCTAACCGTTCTTAAATTTACGGTTACGGTATCACTTTGATATTGTGTTTGTGCTCCAATTCCTAAAAATCTTGCACCACTACCGCCGGTTGATGTATTTGAATCGTAGCCAACAATTCCGCCTTCGATAATAACTCCTGCAAACAACATTGGTGGCAACGGTTTAGCATCGCGGCCTTGATATTGTTCACGCATTTGACGAATCATTTGACGTTCTTTAATTAGGTTCTCAAGACCAACACGCTCAACTACGGTAAACCATCTTGCATTGCCTACATCTTGTAATGCTTTTACAAGATATGAATCTGCACCTTGAGTAACTGCTGAACTTAAACTAGCAATATTTGGAACAGATTTACGTTGTCCGGTCATATCACGGAAACCGTATACTGCTACGGTAATTGGTCCACCTTTAGGTGCTCTAATTCCGTCACCTAATTTTTTTAGATATTTGTTCTGCTCTACGGTTGGCTCATCAAATTGTTCACCGGTCATCTTTTCTCTTATTGATGAACTAGTGGCACAGCCTGATAAAATAGCGATTACCCCTAGGGCTATTATTGTTTTTTTCATTTACCGCCCCTTAAAAATAAAACGTTCCGGCTGGAACCTTCATTGTTGTTATATCCGAGGCATTAGTAAGGCTTTGAATTGTAATGACAATCATACCATTATCACTGCCATCACCGAGTTTCCAACTAATTGAATTACCACCAATATCTGGAATTGTTCCGCATACAACACCTCTGGTTGTACAGGTTGCACCTTCACCAAACATACTATCAGTTAGTTGTTTAGCTAATTGTGAATAGATACGACTTTCAAGATTAGCAATAAAACGTGCAGTTGGTGTATTTGCTGCTTCAGCTTCTGCTTTTGCTTTTAATGCTTCTACCGCTGCTCTGTTCTTTTCTTTTGCTTGATCTTCAAGTTGTTTGATTGTTAGAACGTGCGAACTATAGCCTTGCCCGTTAAAAGCAGGACTATTAAAGTTATGCTGTAGTTCTGCTGCCAATACAACTGAAGGCAGCATCAGTGTCACTAATATTATTTTTGTTTTAGACATTGATTCGCTCCCGGATTATACCGTATAGTATTTAAAGGAGAGAGAACCAAAATTATAAGGCGTTATTAAATTGTTCTAGATTAAGAAACTTTATTTTTGTTTAAATGATGTTATAGATCCAGGATTGGCTCTAAAATCAAATAAAGTACCAATTGTTAGATTAGGAATAGCTGCAAATGACGCTGCATCTTCTACATAATTGATAGTTAGATTAGGAACGTTTATAGTTAATAATCCTGTATGGTTATTCACAGATTTATAGTAGTCAAACAATAAAGCAACAATAGCCTTTCTCATTGATTCTACGTTAATTCCGTTATTATCTATAGAGGAAACAATATCTTCAATATCCTTTGAAAATTTATTGCCTACTACTGCTGTGAACATTTCACGGAACATTTTTTGTGTAGCTTCTGCACCCATTTCACTAAAGAGCTTGTTTAGTTGAGCAAGATTTTTAGTATTAATAGATGATATACCAGTAACACCTTGGTCGTTGGTTGTATCAGCTGTTGCATCTAAAAACACCTCTCTACCAAGGGTTCTATTCATGGTATTAACCATGATTGTTCTTGCCTTTTCAACTGGTTGTTTACCGAGAGCAAAATCAGATATTGTTTTACCAGTTGCATCAGATGCTTTAACTTCAACACGTTTTTCACCTACAATAATATCTCCTACAGCAGGTTTAGTTGTGTCTTTACCAATAACTGCAAGCATAAGTTCTCCCTTGCCCGCAGCGGCATTTTTACTACCCGGAGTAACTGCCACGAGATGCTTAACGATTTCTTGATATTTTGAAGGAACATTTAATCTAATACCTGTACCAGATTTTGATGTTAATGCAGGTAGATCTATTAGTCTATCTGGTTTAGCACAATCTTGTAAGAAAGAAATTAAATCTTGTTGATCTATACCTTGAGTAGCTAAGTGACTAAATGTTTTAGTAACTTCTTTAGCAAAGTCTGGTGGTAGCTGTTTAAGATGTTGTACTAACGATAATACTTGATCGTTAAAACGTTTAAATGCATCTCCAGCTGACAAAGCAGAACCTACATTAAATCCTTGTGATTCTGCATCTTTAAGTTTCTTTTCTGCAATGGCTTTTAAACGAGGGTCGCTGTTAAGAATACGTTGAAAGTAATCTTCATCGGATTCAATAGTACTAATTGTATCGTCACCTACTGCTTCTTTAGTAATCTCTTCCGCTGGGGGTATAGCGTTAAGCTGTTTATCTTGTTTGGTGCCCTTAACTTCCAGCTGTTTTAAAATAGCTAGAATTTCGTTTTTTAATTTAGGATCGGTATTAGGGTTTTTCACAATATCTACTAATTTAGAAACCGTGTTTTGATCCTGTTGAGGCGCTGCAAATTCAAAAAATCTCATAGTTCTGTATTTATCGAATTTCTGGGAACAGGCATTCTTGAATAAACACTCGAACATCTTCCTCGTCTAAACCCAAACTAGCCATTACACGCGGTGTATGCGGGTTTTGTTTTTGATTTTGAGCATAGTAATTCTGTTCAAAAGTTGCATCTGCGGTAGTATTATTAGTTTCACCTACGGTTTCTAAGTAGTGATTTACCAGTATATGTGCTAGACTAGTAATCTGTTTCAATTCTGATTCGTCTTTAACATTGCCCGCAGCTACCATACTAGAGCTAAAAATACGCTGTGCCCAGTCGGGTAATTCACGTTTGCGGATCCACTCGTATCTAGTAACTTCTTCAGCAAAATAATCTATCATAGGATGCTGTTTGTTAGTAGTTGGGCTGTAGTCTATGAAACAGCCTGTGATCTTGTTTTTTCCTGCTATTACATCAAAACCAAATATAGGAGCAGAGTTATGAATATGAGGGAAAATGCAACAATGCATCATCCACAATCCTTTGGTTTCTCTAGCGTCTACTACATCAATGTGAGCACGACGATAAGCATCGCTGGACCACACACGATTGACCCAACCAGGCTGATTAAACCTATCCATTCCAGGCTCCTGTATTTCGGTGCCTGTTCTGTTAAACGAGTCTTCAAGTAATTGTTGGATTCCAATTAACGTATTCCAAACATTACTCTCCGTCATAGAGATCCTTCATCATTCGAATAGCATATTCAAATGCCAAACGAGCCTCATCACCGAGGTCGTCTGTAAGCTCTTGACGAATCTGTACCTTTAATGTATCTGCATCATTAAAATCATAAAACTTACCACTACTGATATGAGCTACTTGTTTTTTAATGATTTGCCCGCCATTTAAATCGCCCATATGTCGACAATATAAATGCGCTTTAATCAAATGTTTGCGTTCTGGGTCATTACCTAACTTATGCAAATACGCTTGATATTCTAATGTAGACGGAGTTAGATACAAATAGCCGCCGTCGTCCAATTCTTTAAAATCTGCATGAATATGTTTAAGTCTTGGCAAATACGGCATTTTTTCAAACATGCCCTGACGACTTGCATACCATTCAATTGGATCATAAATTGCTAATAGGTTGTAAAGATAATTTACATATTTCTTACCACCAATTTTACCACTAAGTAATTCTTTAGCAAATTTTGTTGTTTCTGCTTCATGATGTAAATCTTTTGTGATTTCTCTTAAGCTCATTCTTCTACCACCTGTATTTGTAATGGAAAACCGTTTGTTCGAGAAACTTGAGTTGCCATTAATCCTCTATGTTCAGCAATTTCATGAGGATAAATTCCTGCAACTGCACTTCCTGTATTATGAATTTCTAAAGTAAGATCTCTTGCTCTATTTTCGTTATGTTTAAAAATGTTTACCAATAATTCTACAACAAAATCCATAGGTGTTTGGTCGTCATTAAAAAATATAACTTTCCATAACTTTGGAGGTTGAATTGTAACTTTTATTTTTTCATCAATTTCGATGTCGGTTAGTGTTCCCATAGTTTCTCCAATTTATGTGGGGGTTTCCCCCCACATGTTATTACTTAACCTCTACAATGTCAATGATCTTTGGTTTTGCAGATTCTGGAATATTGCGAACTAATTTGATAGTAAGCATACCATTTTTTGTTTCTGCACCAACAACTTCAATGTGTTCTGCAAGAGGAAATTCTTTAACAAAGTCACGTGTTGCTAAACCACGATGCAGATATTGTTCAGGTGCATAGTCTGTTGTCATACTTTCACCTTTAACAATAAGAATATTGTTTTCTACGGTAACAGCAATTTCATTTTTTTCAAAGCCAGTTACTGCTAACTGAATTGAATATTCATTATCTCCCATTTTTAAAATGTTGTGCGGAGGATAATTATTAGAAACGCTGTTAGCGAATCGTCTTTCCATTTGATCAAACATTTGATCGAAACCAATTAGTGCTCTATTAATAGCATCTAGTCTTGCAAGTTGATTGTTCATATTAGTCTCCTTATAAAGTAAGAACAATTGAGCTCTTTGCTCATTAGCGGCCCATTTAGGTACCGCTAATATTATTTAAACATCTTTCTGTCTGTGTGTCAATCTTTTTTAGTTTCAGTAAATGTAGCATCAACTACGTTATCTTCTGGATTAGCAGAAGCGTCTGGAGTTTGAGGTTGCTCTTTTTGCTGACGTTTTTGTAAAAGCACTGACATTGCTGGAACAACTTTTTCTAATTCTGTTTTAATAGCATCTACGCTGTCACCTTTAGCGGCAGTTTCAACATCTGTAATTGTTTTTTCAATATCAGCAATTTCTGTTTCAGTAAGTTCACTGCGGAATTCTTCAAGATCTTTTTTAACTTGATGAATTTGAGATTCTGCAGAATTTTTAGTTTCAATAAGTTCACGTGCTTTCTTGTCAGCGTCAGCATTAGCTTCAGCATCACGAATCATCTCATCGATTTGTTCTTTGCTTAGACCACTATCCGATTTAATAGTAATTTTATTTTCTTTGCCAGTTGACTTATCTTTAGCACTGATGTGCATGATTCCGTTTGCATCAATATCAAAGGTTACTTCAACTTGTGGAATGCCTCGTGGAGCAGGAACAATTCCGTCTAACTTAAATTCGCCTAGCAGTTTGTTATGTTGAACAAGCTCACGCTCTCCTTGGAACACTTTAATATCAACGGCTGGTTGATTGTCTTCTGCTGTAGAGAATGTTTGTTGTCCTTTAGTAGGAATAGTTGTGTTCTTTTGAATGATCTTTGCCATCACACCGCCAAGGGTTTCAATACCCAGACTTAATGGAGTAACGTCTAGCAATAGAACGTCTTTGCGATCACCACCTAGCACAGCACCTTGGATAGCAGCACCAACAGCAACTGCCTCGTCTGGATTAACATCTTTGCGTGGTGCTTTGCCGAATAGTTTTTCAACTTCTTCCTGCACCTTAGGCATACGAGTTTGTCCGCCAACTAAGATAACTTCGTCAATATCGGAGGCACTCACGCCTGCGTCTTGCATAGCTTGACGGCAAGGCGCTAATGAGCGATTGATTAGGTCTTCAACCATTGATTCAAACTTAGCACGAGTAATCTTAACGTTCATATGTTTAGGACCACTTGCGTCTGCTGTAATGTATGGCAAGTTAACATCTGTGCTAGCAGAGCTAGACAATTCAATCTTAGCTTTTTCAGCACTTTCTTTTAGACGTTGTAAGGCAAGCATATCTTTCTTTAGGTCGATGCCTTGTTCTTTCTTAAACTCGTCGCATAGGTAATCCATGATGCGTTGGTCAAAGTCTTCACCGCCTAGGAATGTATCACCGTTTGTTGATAGAACTTCAATTTGTTTATCACCGTCTACGTTAGCAATCTCAATGATAGATACGTCAAATGTACCGCCACCTAAGTCGTATACTGCAATCTTGCGATCGGATTTATCTTGTTTGTCAACACCGTAGGCCAATGCGGCTGCTGTTGGTTCATTAATAATACGAAGAACTTCTAGTCCAGCAATTTGTCCTGCATCTTTAGTTGCTTGACGTTGTTGATCATTAAAATATGCAGGAACCGTAATAACTGCTTGTGTAACTTCTGCACCAAGATAGTCTTCGGCAGTCTTTTTCATTTTACGTAGAACTTCAGCACTAATCTGTGGAGGTGCTAGTTCTTTGCCTTGTGCTCGAACCCATGCATCACCATTTTTACTTTCCATAATTTCATATGGCATTAGGTCGATGTCTTTCTGTACAGCTTGTTCTTTGAACTTACGTCCAATTAAACGCTTGGCTGCATAAATTGTATTCTTTGGATTTGTTACTGCTTGTCGTTTTGCCGTAGCACCTACAAGGATTTCATCTTGTGTGTAAGCAACGATTGAGGGTGTTGTTCTTGCGCCTTCGCTATTTTCAATAACTTTAGAATTGCCGTTTTCGATTACGGCCACGCAACTATTTGTGGTACCTAAGTCGATACCGATGATCTTAGACATAGTCATCTCCTTTTAAAGTAAGATCTGTTTGGGCCCTTTGCCCCTGTTAACGCCCACCTGGTACGCTAACAAAAATATTTATCACCGAGATTTTAAAAATATTTAAATTTAGGTAATAAAAACGTCATTTATTTGGCGGTTTACTCTAATAAATGTGGTACATTTACTTAATTGTTTAAGACTAGCTGCTCCTACATATGTGCAACAACTACGCAAACCGCCTAATAAATCAAGAACCGTAGAATTTACAGGTCCTTTATATTTGATATTTACGGTCCTGCCCTCACTGCTACGATATTCAGCTACTCCGCCGTGATGTTTATTCATTGCGGTATCCGAGCTCATTCCGTAAAATGTAACCATTCCGTCTTCGACTTTTCCGCCGCCTTCGTCGTGTCCGGCTAGCATCCCGCCCAGCATGACAAAGTCTGCGCCTGCTCCAAATGCCTTAGCCACATCGCCTGGGCAAGTGCAACCGCCATCAGCAATGATATGGGCACCGAGCCCATGAGCCGCATCAGCGCACTCAATGATTGCAGAAAGTTGCGGGTAGCCAACCCCAGTTTGTATCCTAGTCGTACATACCGACCCTGGTCCGATTCCAACTTTGACAATGTCTGCTCCTCTTAAAATAAGTTCCTGTGTCATATCCGCAGTAACAACATTACCTGCAATAATTGTATGCGTAGGCCACGCATTGCGAACTCTTGAGACAAAATCTCCAAAATGTTCGCTGTAACCATTAGCTACATCAATGCAAATAAAATGAATTGCTGGATAGTCTTTAAGAATTCTGCTCAGGCGTTCGAAGTCATTGTCACTTGTTCCTGTGCTTACAGCAAAATAATTTCCGCCAATATCTTCGGTAGTAGTTTGAAGATATAAAGTGTCAATGTTCTTTACTAAGCAAGTAAACATTTTATGCTCATATAGCGCATGAGCCATTTGCAAAGTACCTACGCCATCCATGTTAGCAGCCATAACAGGGACTCCTGTCCACTCTGTACCGCTATGCTTAAATTTGTATGTACGTTTTAAGTTTACTTCTTTGCGACTAGAAAGAGTACTGCGTTTAGGACGAATCAGAACATCTTTAAAATCAAGTTTAATGTCTTCTTCAATTCTCATAATTATCTTTGATTAGCAAAAGGAGTAATCATCTTACCGTCATACATTGTAGAACTACGCAATTTTTGAAATACGTTTTGTACTCCAACTGCTTGATTCCATGCATCTTCTAAGGCATGATGTTTTAGTACAGGGGGTCTATTTGGATCAATTCCGATGTCAAATAATGTTCGTGTATCTCGAACTTCCCAGAATTGCCAAGGAACTGCTTTGCCAATTTTTCGAAATAGATGTTCGCAAATAATAACATCAAATCCAGCACCGTGACTCCATACACGTTTACCGCCCCAACAGAATTTATAAAGTTGATTCATAGCATCAACAATATCGATTCTTCCTGAGGGATCAAATGCTTCGTCTTGTGCCGCTTGGGCCTGTTGTGACCACCAGTCCAAGGTTGCTTGACTAACGGTACAACCTAATCTATCGCAACTATCAATATCTACTCTTACATAGAATTTTTCCATTGCGGGTTCTTGAATGTCCATACCAAACGGATCAAATTTAACTGCTCCGATAGTTAGTATAGTAGCGGATGGGAGAACGTCTAGCGTTTCCAAGTCAATCATAATATCTGTGTTCATACAAATATTATACTACCTTTCTGACAAAGTGTCAATACATTTTTTTAGGTAACTGATTATCTCTGATCTTTTTGAGCCATCTTGCTCTGGCAGCGGATTTTTGTGTTTTTCTAAGAACGCTAGGTTTTAAATAACATTCTTTTTTTCGAAGGTCTTCCATAAGTCCACTATCCTCGACTTTTTTCTTAAAACGTCTTAGAGCCTTTTCAAATGGTTCACCGTCTTTTACAAAAACCTTATTACCTGTGAGAGTGTTGTGTTTCATAATTTTCCAATGTTGTTAAAAGTAATTCTTTTAAATCTTCCTTTGAATAAATGACAGAGTCATTGACTTTATTTAGATCTCTTAGGGTACCGAAGTAGTACGAATTTGATTGTGCTGCCATATAACCAATTATTAGTTCAATAGCACCATTTGCCTGTGCATCTGCATTAAAAATAATAAGATCGGCTTTAGGTTTTATGTTCAGTAACCAGTCTACAGGATTACCCATTTTCCAATAGTATAAAATGACTCGATTGTTATTATTAATTTCTTTTAAGGAATCTGAAATTATTTGTGTTTGATCCGGAGCAAGATCTACTAATGCTATCCTCACTCCGTCTAATAATGTGTCGTCTGGAGGTGTTACAACAATTACCGAATTAGTCATTTTTTGGCCTGTTGAATTTTATTCCAAAGTGTAGATTGAGTTTGTTCTTCGTTTTGATGATAACCTTCAATTGTTTTAGTAACCTGTGTGCCGTCAACATTTTCCATATAGGTTTCTTTTGCTGGAATGTAGTCACCTGGACGTTCGTCCATTCTTTCATTGGCCCATTCCTTTGCTTCTGTTGCCTCTTCAGTTTCTGGATTTTCTTCAGCCCATTTTTTAGCTTCTTCGGCAGCAATATCAGCTTCAGGTTTTAAATAATCTTCCCAAGGTAGATGATCAATAATACCGTTTTCTAATAATCTACGTTGTTGCTTTAAAGAACTCCCTGGATGGTCGTGTTTCCATCGAGCTTTAGCATCTTTTACAGCATCGGTATCACCAGGATCATCTTCGTCTATTTCTTCATTATCAAATTCTTCATCGTCGGCATCTTCTACATGATAATTTTGAATATCAGCATGTTTAGGATACATCCATCCTACGGGATGAGGGTCAGAAGATACTTTGAAAGGCCACGCACTTTCTTTATAATCCGTTTCTACTGGTTCTGGTTCTTGTGGTTCATCATTTTTTATTACTGGTCCAATAGTTCCTTCGGAAAAATCATATTCCTCACGCATTTCATCTTCATCTGCTTCGCGAAACCATTGGAAACTATATTGGCTAGCCAATAATAAAATAACTGCCAAAGGATCAAATACTATAACAATAATAATGATTACCCATCGTACGGCTGATTCTAAGAGATTTTGGTCGGGGTTGTCGCCATAAATGAGGGCAGCGATGTATTTGATTGGTCCGACTTCAGCTTCAACCTTACGGAGTTCCTTGGCGATTGGAGCACGTTCTTCGTTGAGAACAGATATTTCTTTCTGGGCCTTTGCAATATCATTTTGTAATTGTGACCTTTCTCTTGCTTGACTTCTTCGCAAGGCAGCGGCTTTGTCTGCACCTTTTTCGTCTGTTGATCTTGCCATAACTTGGTCAACAGATTCGTCCATTTGTTTAAGAGCCTTTCGAGCAGCATCGATGTTCTCCTTTTGTGTTTTTATTTTTTCATCGATAAGTGAAACCTTATCGGCAACATCACCTGTAGGAACCGCTTGGTCTAGGTGTGCTTTTGAAAGGTAGCCAAATATACCCATTGATGTAATCATCATCAAAATGGTGATAGCTATCATGAGATAAACCTTAATTAGTCTAGGGGCTCGAGACCAATTCCATTTTATCCATACGGTGGCAACTAATTTGCTAACTTCTAATGCCACACCCATAATCATAATAGGTATAGCGGCAGCGGCGAATATAGAAACTAGACCCGCTACGCTATAATAAACGGCGACAGCGGAAATTGATAATCCGCTGAATAAAGTTAGCCAAGCTATTAGTTTATCGCTAAAAGTTATTTTCATGAAATAATATTTATTAGTTAAACCATCTCCAATAATTGCTACTATTTGAGAAACAGGCAGTTGCAGCCATTGTTTTCTCTACGTTGTATGCAATTACTTGGATATGCATACGTCTACAATACCCGTCTGATACCGGCCAAGTCATTACGGGAACAGAAACACCACTGGCATCATTTTGATACCAAGTAACAGCCTGACCGTTTTCGGCATACATAACGGCATGAGTAATACTTTGATTATAGACTGCCGATTGTTCTTTGTCAAGAGTTTTAAACCAACCAAACGACATTTCAATTAGTTGGTTGGCCCACGAACCGCCTCGATAATCAAAGAATTTTGGATTGTTAATTTCAACGCCATTGGCATTGGTACTAAGTACCAGAAGTATTAACAATCTCCCAACTACCGTCCAGTTTTTGACAACTGATACCAGTCCGTTGAACATTCTTGCCTCCAATCTGCATCCAATATGTAAACTCACCGCAGTTAGGTGCTAGGCCCAAACGTTTGGCGGTTAGTCGTTTAATTTGATCGTCAGTACATTCGACGGTAGTTGTGCTGTTAACCTTTTCACCATTCTTTGTTTGAATAGTTTGTTCGGTATAACAATATTGCGGCTTCTTGGCCTGTACCTGGGGTGTCGACGAACAACCTGTGAGTGCAATAATGATAAACATCAAAATTATTACAGCCCACAGATAGTTCTTCACGGTGTAGGGATGCATTATCGTCCCGCAACTTTCTGTTCTTTGGCTTCGGCAATCAACTGATCAAAAACTGCCTTAGGCATTTTCAAACGAACAAAAGTGTAATGACGACCACTCATAGTAAAATGACCAACTTCACGTTGAAGGTGTTCACGGATAGTTGTGTTCTTAACAACGTAAGAAATTTTAGTGTATGTAGTCTTTTTATCGTTATCAAAAATGATATCGGTATTGCTGTTTACTTCGCTGTTAATACGTTTGGCAAAGTTGTTCATAGCAATTGCATACATTTGTTCTTCTGCGGCTTGTGCGTGAATTGATTCACCTGCGCCACAGGCGTATGCATAATCTTTTGACCACCAGAACCAACCTTCTGTTCCAGCTTGTGCGCAATCTTGATACCAACTAGGTTGAGCATAAGTCTTGCGTTCTTCAATATCTTTCATACCAGCGCAACCAACAAGGGCTGCTACCAACGGAGCAATAATAAGAGCCTTTTTCATAACTGCCTTTCTGTGTGTGAATTACGACATTATTAGTATAGCACCACCGCCAACCAAAGTCAACGGTGATGTTTGCCAATTTACTTAAAGAAGATTAACGCCATCATTACGGCTTGTAGAATAAATCCAAAACCGATAGTAATTAAATTGAGCATGTCTTTTTGAACAGCCGCCTTAACAAAAAGTAAAGTAAGACCAGTCCAAACTAACAATACTAAATCTACTCCAGGTAGTCGATCCGTTAGTCCACTCATTACTGCAAGTAAACTCGGAACGGTTGAAGCATGTAAAACAATAACAGCCATCCAACCAAATGTTTCTGCTGAAATATGGCTAAACTTATTAACAAAAAATTCTTTAACTTGATTAAGATCAAATTTTGGCATAGTAGGTAAATTCATTTTTAAATGTCCTTGCTATTAGATTTTGGTTTATAAAAAATATGTTGTCCAATTTGACCAATCTTTTCTAATGGCCATCTTGGATTAACATAAGCGGCATGATAATAGAGAGCATCTTTTAATACACTTAAAGAAAACCCTTCTAAAAGAACTTTTTTAGCTACTTCATAGCTTTCTTGGTAAGCGGCATGATTTACTGGCCTTGCCTTTGCCGCAGAGTCACATGCCCATGAGAATTGGCATACAACTTTTTCCATAATTATATTCTTTTGATAAACCACTCCGCAAACGTCATTGCCAAAACGTCCGGATTTAACTCGATTCATAGTTACTTGTGCTACCGCTACTTTTCCTTCAAAAGGTTCGTAACCGGCTTCTCTATAAATGTTCATTGCCATGCAATCGAGATTACGTTCAACGGTTTTAATTGATACTACTGATGGCGATTCAGCCAATGTAGTTGTACGAAGTTTAGTCATTTTGGCTTGTGTAACATTTTGAACCAAAAGTGATACTAACATCAACCCAATCAGACAGGTTGTAAATTTAACTACTTTTTCCATAAGTCCTCCTTTGACTTGGTGTTATGTTAGTGCATTACTGCACCGCAACAACATTACATTAAGGGAGTTTAACTTCACGAGGCTCTGAAAGAACCCTACTTTCGTGTAGTTGTCTCCATCGGACGCATAGTCTCATAACCTATGTGCCTTTGGCGACCCTTGGCATCCCGAAAATACGGGTTTCTCATTAGCCAAGACCCGCCGGATCATCTCACTTACGTGCATCAATGATGATCCAACTATCTTAGTTTCTTTGCGAAACGTAGTAATATATACCATCTTATCCAAAATCATCGGCTAAAATAGGTAATTATCGACGCATTTTGGCAATATCTTCAGCTTCTTTATCACTGAAGATTGGTACAGCATTACTCTTATGCATAGTACCAATGCCTTTGATAGCCGTTCCAGTATAAACCTTGTCAGGTGCCTTTAGACAAGGACCGGCTGTAAAAGGTAAACTATTGATTCGTGGTGTTTCTCTTCGATAAGGTTGAGTAACCACAGGAGTCATAACCGGAGCTTCGAGACCACGCTTACGTTTGCGTTCTTCGGCCTCTATGCCCCATTTCTTTTGAAGCTCTTTCCAAGATTCGTCCAATTCACGAGCCTTTCTTGCTTGTTCAGCATTACGAAATTTTTGCTTGCCTTTTTTCTTGCCGGTGGTACTAAGCCACGGACCTTCTAAATGCATACTCATGTTTCACCAAATTTGTTTAATACAAAATATATTATAGTATCAATTTTGGTTAATGTCAAGAGATTTAAGCATCTCAATCAACGGAATGAAATATTCATTTTTTGGATCTTGTATACTGCCTGCAATCTTGTAATCCACATTATCTTCTTCGCCTCGATTGACAGCCCAAACTTGCCTGTTAAGTTCGTTGGCTAAATTTTGGGCCTGCATATAAGAAGTTATATCTGTTCCGTCATTTTTGATCCAGTGATTGGGTTTTGACATGTCCGGAATGGTGTACCCAAATGCCTCTGGGTTTCTATCAATCTCACTGCCTGCAATATAAGATCCTGGACGGTATGGGTTAATGACTAACCCAATAAAAGATGCTGCATAATTTATAGGACAATCTTTTTGCATAAACCATTTGGCTTGTTCACGAACAAATGCTTCATCCTCGCCAGGCAACCCAACGATATATCCTGCATTTAAAGACACGCTATCACCCCACGTATCTCTTATGTCGTATAAAACTTTTTTTCTTTTATCGGCACTCATACCTTTACCAGCAAATTTACTAGCTTCTGGATGAAACGATTCGATTCCTATAAAACACGAAGCCAGTCCTGTTTTTGGTAAAAGTGTTAATTGCTCTCGTTGTGTTGCAATTACATCAATTCTTATATAGGCTTTAATCTTTAAATCGAAAGGTAATTTTGATTTAATTCTTGCTACCATTTCTAATTTTTCTATAGAATCATTAAAGGTGTCATCGGCAATAAAATATCTAGTAGTACCCCATTTATTATAGTTGTCTAACATTTCTTGATAAATGGTTTCTTCTGTTTTGAGATAACTAGCGATGTCTTTTTGTCCTATCAAAGGAAACGAACAAAAACTACATTTAAACTTACAACCGCGGGCTATTTCTAAAGTAAGAATTTCGTTTGGTTTAATTTGATCAAAGTCTGTGTAGACCGTGGTGCTTTCTCTCCAACCCCATTCTCTTGCATTTGAGTTTATATCGTGCTCTAATACTTTTGGCCAGATTCTTTTTGGTTGTGTAAGCAAGTCAAGTATTTGATTTTCACCTAATCCATTTATAAAATAATCAGCAGGAAAATCTTTGTAATAGTCTATTTTTGGGCCACCTATAACTACTTTAATTTTTTTATTTTTTTCTTTAATTATATCAATCCAAGGTTTTGCTTTTCCTGTGGCTGCGTGATAAGTTAGTGATGTAGGATCAATATCATCATTTTCGCCTGTTTCTGTTTGCCACTCAACATTACATCTTCTAAAATTTGGAGTATCAGAATTATCAAACGGGTTTCGATATGGCCACCAAGTTGTAGAGAACCCTATCATTTGAGTATTTTCGCCAATTGCATAATTGCATATTTGTTTCCAAATATCAAAATTCATTGCCGATGAAAAATCAATCACAAGAACAGAAAAACCGTGACTTCTCATATGGCTGGCAAGTCTATGGGCTCCATAACCTCTTGACCAATTAGGGTGTGTGGCCGTATCGGTTACCATTATTACATCAAATGTTTTTCTCATACCATATTTAATATATGTTTGTTGCGGCCAAAAAAAATCCCGCCTGAGCGGGATTTTTAAATTGCTATGTTATCGATTCATTACATACATTGTAACTTCGAAACCGTAACGCATTTCAACTGCTTCTGGTTTTGTCCACATAGTATTTCTCCTTTGTAATAACATACTGCATTAGTATGTATCGTTATTATATTATAGAAACACCATAAAAACCATACTGATAATCATTAAAAGGCCATCAGCCGTTTAACACCTTAGCAAGACTATTAATCACGGCAGCAATACGGCCAATGTCACGAAGCTGGTCAACTGAATAACCTTCTTGTTTCAATGTATCATAATGTGCCTTGACACAGAAATGGCATTTACCAACTATGCTTGCGGCCAAACTATAACTTTCAAATCGAGCCTTAGTTGTACCGCCATGGCTGGCAATTGCGTTCATTCTTAGCTGCGGCGGAATACCTTCCAGGTCACCGCCAACCATTTCAACATATGGATACCATACATTGTTTTGTGCCATTAGTGAACCAGCAGTCATAGCAGCATCACGTTCTTTCTCATCAGCAATGTTGCTCATGATGTAAGAGATCAGTTTTCCGTTACCTGTTGACATAGCTGCCGCTAGTGCGCAACCTTCTGCTTCTTCAACTGGCAACGAACTGCGTTTAATTACTGCGTCCAGATTTAGTTTTGTATCCTTGGCATATTCTGGTAAGCCTTCTTTAAGTGTGTCTACCCATTGTGTCATTTTGTTTTCTCCGCTATTGATTTATATCCTTTGCCGGTTGGATGAACACCGTCTGCACTAAGTTGATGTTGCCGGGCATCAATGACAAAATCTTTATATTTCTCAGCTACTTTTTGAACAGCCTGACGTTTCTCTTCTTTAATAGCAGGAATAATCCAATAGACTCTGTCTGCTTTTATTAAATGTCTAAGTGTATCAAGCTCTTCAAAAGTATTAATATTCTTAAGATCGTTTGATCCTAGGCTAATAATAATACTTTTAGCTTCATTATTACCGCCGGTATTGAATACATGACGATTTACATAGTCGTAACTATTAATACCCGACTTAGCATAGGTCGCACATTCTGTACGAACTTGTCCCACACCAACTGCAAGGCTATCGCCTAGAATCAAACATTCTAACATATTAGTCCTTAAAGAGTTTCGCCGCCGACTGCACGGTTACATGCACATAGTTCGCCAGTTTGCAATGCGTCAAGAATACGCAATGTTTCTTCTGGTGAACGACCAACGTTCAAGTTGTTTACGGTAACGTGTTGAATAACATTGTCTGGGTCAACAATGAATGTTGCACGAAGTGCGGCACCTGCTGGAGCATAGAATACACCAAGTTGCTCAATCAATGACAACTCACCACGTTGTGTGTCAGCAAACTGAACGTGTGTGATCTTGGCAAGATCTGGATGAGCCTTCTGCCAGGCAAGTTTACAGAACTCATTGTCTGTTGAACCTGTTAGCAATACTGCGTCACGGTCTTTGAAATCACCTGCCAACTTATCATAGGCAACGATTTCAGTTGGACATACGAATGTAAAGTCCTTTGGATAGTAAACAATTACTTTCCACTTGCCAGCGAAGCTTTCGTCTGTAATAGTAAAGAAATCATCCTTACCTGGGTTAACGCCTGTTACGGCAAACTTTTCAATTTTATTACCAACCGTTTTCATTTTATCTCCTTGTCTGTGTTTGAAAACTACGTAAGACATATTGTCCTATGCACTTACTATACATTTAATTATCCTATTAATCAAGCAAATTAATAGGTTTTTTCTGAAATTATTTTAATAACGCTTATAGGAAAAATCAATAAGCAATAAATTCAATAGGTTAAAAAAGGCCCCGAAGGGCCTTGGGTGAATCTAATTGAATTAGAAACGATGAATGTAACCAACCTTGGCAACATTTTGTTCGCTGTCACCACGGATTTGGTCAAAGCCAACATAAACGTTATCTTTTGCAGTTACATCATACCCTACCTTGGCACGCCATGTACGTGTTTGGTCATTTTGGCTATCGCTAAATGCGTTTTGGTATCTCCATCCTAGGCTAGCAGTAACACCGCTTCCTAGTGCAACACCAAGACCTGGTTCAGCAGACCAATAGCCATAACCGGCTGCTCCGCTTGCGTATTTTTCACCAATTGCTACACGAGTGTAGGGTGTGAATGCGCCGTATGTGCTTGATGCAGTAACACCTGCTTCAACACGATTTGCTAGAGCGTGAGTACCGTCCGTACGATATTGCTTAAAGGTAACATCTCCTGCGAAGTTTTTAGTGATAGATTCTTTAACGCTTAATTCAACAACGTTCTGACTAGCAGTACCGTTTTTGCCATCTGCGTCCTGACCTTCTACTCTTACTTCAACGGCCGAAGCTGAACCTACAGCTAGAGCCAACAGAGTTGCTAATGCAATTTTCTTCATATAATATCCTCTTATGTGTAATCGTGTGTGATAACTTTTTGTATTAAACCTATAACAACACGACAGAAAAATAATCAGTAGTAACACTGATCATTAGCAAGTATATAGTCTTACTTGTGCAGATGCAATAAAAAATGGCGTCAAAAGACGCCATTTTTACCATTTTCTGTTTCGAGGTATGGCTACCCAAAGCCTTAAGCGGCTAATGCGAAACGTGTATCGTTTGCGTTTACTTTTTTTGCTTCTTCGGCCGGGTTCCCCCAACCCTACGGGTTTCACATTCCCGTGCTGTCCACTTCCTTACTCTTTGCCCTGTCGAAACCTTGACTGGCCCATTAGGGAGAACACTAGCATGACGTCTGCTACACCGCGGCCAAAGCCCTTAGTAACGGTTCTCTAATGCTCTCTCTGGTGGACCAGGCGGGAGTCGAACCCGCGTCCAGAACACTTTTCTATCTGCTTCATACAGCAATAACTTATATTTAACAATTATAGTTTAACATTATTAATAAACCAAGATGCTATTTTTTTATGCCCTTCAATCGACGGATGTTTTTTCAAAGTATACAAATTTTCGTAACCCGCCGGAACATCAATATTGGTATGATACTGATTTTTTATTTTTTGCCCCCATGTATCATTTAAAATATCAATTAATGTTCCTTCGTTGATATAATTTATAAAATTATAAGGAACGGGAGGAGGTGTTCCAAATAGATTAAATTTAATTATTTTTATTCCAAAAATTCTTTCAAGTTGTTCTAATATACAAAGAATATAAAAATAATCAGAATCAATTACTTTGTCTAATCTTTGAGATGTTATTAGTTCTCTATCGATTAAAATTGGTCCACTTAATTCTTCATTATGAATTTTAACATCTTCGGCAAAAAAAAGTCTATCTCGAATTGGCGTTGTAATTCCAAATAATACAATGTTTCCAGATTTTATTTTTCCGGCTCGCAATCTTGTTGTTAATTTATCAAGCTGAGGAAAATTTCCACTCCCTCTTTCTGCATAATTTTTAAATTTAAATCCAAGATGTTTGGCAATTAATGCTGCAAAACTTACATTGTATTTTAGATATTCTTCTCGTTCTTCAAATTCCATTCCGTGACCAGGATCGTATCCTAATATATGGATAAAATCGTCCTGGTACCCCGAAACAAAACTATCACCAAATGCATGTAATATCATTTAACTATTTTAAGGCCTTTTTAAAAATTTGTCAATCTTATGAATACTCAAAAGGTGTACTAGGATGACTATAGTCTACAGGAATGTTATCTCCTTTAATTTCATCATACTCTTGGAAATAACTCTCGTTTGGTTTGACAATCCTAAACTGCCCCATAAACTTTAATCCAGCCATTGTGACTTCTGCTTTGTTTAATAGATCACAGATGACAAACGAACTACTACATCGACCTTGTATAGTTTTAAACGGACTATGTTTAAACTCATTTTTTTGGAGAGCTTTATGAAAAGCCGTACCCGGACTGAACATAATTCGAGTGATACCTAACTTCTGATTACGAAGTCGATATTTGTCATAGATAGTTAGTGTGGAGATTGTAGCTTCGTTGTTGTCATTGACACGTAACAATACGTCCTTGACTTTGATGCTACCTTTAGTATGACTATTATCAGGTGTTTCCTTAGTACTCCAAGGAACTGAGCAGTCTACGTGATTAACATACAATGTTTCACCATGAAATTTTAAGACCCACATGGGAACGGTTTGGTCTTCTAAGTGTTTTTTATTAAAATGGAACACTACATCCTTACAAGCATATTCAATCTATTTTGTCATTTTATTTTCCTTTAAAAGTGCAGGGCTTCCACCTGTCTCCCACCTCGTTTTTAAGTCCGCGTGTCCAGGACTTGTTATTTATTAAAAGGCATCCCAGTAAGAGTAACCTTTGGTCTTAACCTTAGTAAGGATCAAGCTCACACCATCGTCTTTTGTAAAGACATACTTAGTGCCGTTGGCATCGATTTTCTTAAGTTCAGCAGGGCTAAAACGAACACTTTCCCAATCCCAAACTTCCTCATCAGTACCTTCTTGCTCAACCACCTTGTAGCTAACGCTAACACTCTTGTTAAGCGGGTTACCGTGCCACTCTTTTTCCTCGTAGCTAGTGTCTTTGACTTCTTCGCCATTAACGACCAGCTTGATTGTATAGCTAGAGCTGTCACCATATTCGGGTTTGGTATTAAGCATACTCATTGCTTCTTGAGGAGTTTCGTTATAACGATTCATTTCCTCAACAAGTGCTTTAAGCATGTCAAAATTGAACTCGTCAAAAGTTCCTGCAATACCTACAATCTTTTCGATATGCTCTTTAGCCTTAAGGTTATCATGGCAATATTCACGAATAAAATCTGCATCAAGACCTTTGTACTCTAGTGAATAGAAGATACGGCCTGGACGATTACGCATATGACTATTCACACGCCATTTGTCGTTACAGGTTAGCACGAACAACTTCTTAGTTGGATACACACCGTCAAGGAGTGTAAGCATAGCTTCTTGCTCTTGTTCGTCGTATACTTTTTCAAACTCGTCAAAAATTACAATCAACGGTTGTTCAATACTTTGAATAAACGCATTAAACAAATCTCCACACCAAGGAGCATTAATTACAATAGTAGGAATGTCTTGCTCATAGCCTTTTACAGACAGCATCTTAGCCAGCAAGGTCTTGCCAGAACCTTTTTCTCCGGTAAGCATTACACCGGTAGTAGAAGGACGACTTTGAAATGTATTAAGAATACGATCTGCACGTTTAATAGTGTCTCCGTAGACTTTGCTACCAATTGCAAATTTATCAATTGCTTCAAGATACAATTGACCAGTCATTTCGTTTTTCTTAATAACATAATTGCCAGCAGGTAGGTGCTCATGAAGATCAAGAGATTCTTTTTTGCTAACGGTATATGAATTGCCTTGTTTTAGGAAATATGTCATCTGAGTCTTTTCAATTAGTTTAAACAACGATTTAATTATAGTGCCATTAAAAGGGCCAGTCAAGGCCCTTTGGACAGATTAAGCAAAAATTTCTAGTGCTGTGCCACACTCTACGCAGAACTTAGCAGTTGCCTTATTCTGTTTACCGCAGGTTACGCATTTTGGTTTATGTTTAACCGTAACAGCTTCTTTAACGGCTTCTCCTCCCAAAATCTTAAACACCATAGAATGTTTAGTACTTTCTAATGCACCTACATAGGTAGTGGTAAACTTTTGCTCACTCTTGCTACCTGGAACGGTAATGCCAACATCGTTAACTTGATTAACAAATGCCTGAGCAGATGCTGTACTATAACTATCCATAGTTGCAGAACAGGTTACTGATCCTGCCGGTGCAGCCCAATCTGCTGTAGATCCACGCAGAATTCCGCCTTGTGGGTAGATTTTATTATCGCCGTAATAGGCAGTATTAGTTGTCCAGGTAATTGGACGAACAGGCTGTTCAAATTGGAATTCGATTCTTACCAGTCCGTCTTCAAGTTTGGCACCTCGGTGTTGCTCCACTGCGCCTGTTCTTTCGATGAACTTGAACTTGTTGCCTTCTGTGAGATTGCCGTTTTTGACTGATCGCTCGAGGTCGACTTCTTGTCCAGCGTTAAGAACAATGCCACCAGGGACCATATCATCACCGTCGATATATACGTTAACGACAGCACGGGTCGTATGTAGATTCTTAAGTAGTATTGAATATTCTGATCCAAACGGAACATAAACGGTGTCCTTAAATTCTCTTAGGACTTTGCCTTTAACTTTGATAGCCGCGGCTAATTTTGATTCGTACATCATTACTTTCTCCTTTTACGGTACACACTCTAAGTACCTATCATTTAAAGAGTGTTGGTTGTGGGACCTTCCCACGCATCTATTTATAGATACTGCTCTATAAACGGATCTTCTTCTGGGAAATAATGCACATCGTACATTATTCCGCCAATGTTGTATTCTGCACACCAGCTATGTTGATTGTTAGTCTCTCTGACCGGTTCTGTCATTTGCAGCATTAACCAAACTCGATCGTGTTCAGCACCTTCTAGCCTACGCTTAGGAGGTCCCATGATCTTGCGAACGAATGCTTCTGCTTCTTCTTTGGTTTTAAACTGCATATAAATCCTTTGGTGCGCTAGGTGAGAATCGAACTCACGCTTCTGGAGTTTTAGAGGCTCCTGCCGTTCCACTTGGCTACTAGCGCATAGGGTAATTATGCTACCGTTAAGCAGTTAAGTCAAGTTTTTCTTCTTCTTTTTGGCTAAGTTTGTTTGGACGAAGAGGCTCAAGCCAAGTGTCCGGGATGTATGCTTTGGGTGTATCGCCTAGCATATTTTGGAGTCCGTGGTCGGTGCTAATCCACCAATAATGATCTGTAATCTGTGCTTTACATATAATACCACGAAAATCAAATTCTTCACCTTGTTTAAAGTGTCCAATATAATTTTCTACCAAAACGGTTTTGCCTATGTTTTGTGGACGAAGGCTCATAATGATTTTGGCAATGTCGCCTTGTTCGCATTTCATATTTTTAACGTGTTTATAGAACCGCCCAATGTTCCTCTTGGAAATACATTAAAGGCTAAACTATACCTTATTTTGGTTGATTTATTTTCACTTACTGAATGATATAACAAAGAAGGAAACATAACAAGATCGTTCTTCTTTGGAATAACATCCCAAGTTTGAGCATTAAAAAAATTTAATTTTGTTTGATCAATTTCAACGTCGATCATTTCAGGCCAAAGATTATAATGACTTTTATCTTTTAAAAAGGTTATTGCACCAGATTCGTCATTAACATCGATATAATAAACTCCACTGATGAGGCTGTTGTTATGCCTATGCGATTCTGCCCAGTCATTCAATTGATGTCTATTGATCCAGCTGTTCTGTATTTGAAATTGTAAATTTTTATCGCAACCCAAAACTTCATAAAGAAAATTATCTACGTGCTGTTGTATTCTTTTCTTTAGCGGAGCAAATTGTTCCTGATCTAAAATATATTTGTTAACGGTGTAATGTCCGTTTTTAGAAGGCATCTCTTCAAATTCAAGAGTATTAATTAATTCTCTAATATGTTTTTCTAAACTACCCAACGGAGTTCTGTAAAGAGGAACAGGGAACAAGGGTGTAACAGAATAATCCATCATAGTGTAATTTCACTATTTCCGCCTTGCCCAATTATTCCTCGAGGAAAAACATTAAATGCTAGACTATATCTTTCTTCTTTAGATTTGTTTTGTGCAACATTGTGATTTAATAAAGAAGGAAACATAAGCAATTCGTTTTCTACAGGTTCAATAGAAACAGGAGATTGATAGGTTGTGGTTTTTTCAAAGTCTATACAAAATGTATCACGCCAAAGATTTGTATGCCCGCGATCTTTATGAAACTCTATATCTCCACAATCCTTAGGAGCCTTCATATACCAAACACCACTAATTAATGCATTACTATGCCAATGATTGGGATGATAACCATTAGGGAAAGATTTGTTAATCCAACTAGTTGTAATTTCCCATTTTTGATTCCGGCTCGCTCCTATTACATCGTGAACAAAATAATCTATATGCTCTTGTATCTGAGATTTTAGTTTGTTTAATTTTGGTAAGTTTAATAAAAATCTATTTGGCGTTTCCAAGTGTGTAAAACTTTCATCGCCAAAATTACTAAATTCTTGATTAACTAGATATGCATAGGTAATAGGATCAACTGGATCTAACCGAGATTGATAAAGAGGAATGGGCCAGACATGATGCACACTCCCCCTAATCATTTAATCCATCCTATTTTTTTTCCTTCAGCTTTTCTACGATCATGTTCTTCAACGCTGTTAGGATAACGACAAGCCCAAACAGCCACAAGGGCCATAAAGATAGCAGTTGAGATAATTCCAATTGGTTTAACTCCTCCTGTATACATTAACACAAGACTTAGACTCATCATAAAAAACATTAGATAACGCATCTTCTGTGGGAACACACGTTTCTCGTTCCAATTAGTAAGGAACGGTCCAAAGATCTTATGATTGTAGATCCACTTGTGCATACGTTCGCTGCCCTTGCTAAAACAATAGGCAGAAAATACTACAAAGGGACTATAAGGAATACCGGGAGTAACAACTCCGATATAGGCCATCCCCAATGATAAAAACCCTAATACATTCCAAAAAAACTTTTTCATATTAACCTGCTTTCACATCTCCGCTACCGCTAGCAGCATGACCGCATGTGGCGGTATCGCCTGCTCTGCAAATTGCAATGCCGTTTGCTTTTACCGTTCCCGAAGAACCCGACATAACTGGACTAGAGTGAGGTGATCGTCCGTGTCCAGATACCGCAGCACCTTTAACCGCAACAGGAGATCCGTTTACCTTAACCGTAGGTGCAAGGTTTCCTACAATAGTTCCTCCGGCTGCATCAACTCCTACTCTAGATATCCCTGGCATATTAAACTCCAGCCAATGCAATCCCCGTAGTACTTTGTAGATACTGGTTTGCAAAATCTTTTTCTGTAGGCACAAGAGCCATAATAGTTGCAGAATTAAAAACAATTTCTTTATCTGGGTGTACCGTAAAAATATAAGGCATCATTCCAATACCTTTTTGCGAAACACTCAAGACCATAGGTCTTTTAACCTTATGTCCATTTGGAGTACCTTCAACATATGTTGCTAAAAGCTCTTCACCTGTTGACATTTTAATTGTTACAACTTCACCTTCTGATACACCTTTATCAATTAACATTTTCTAACCTTTTCTTTAATTCTTGGAAACCACCAACTAATTCTTCATCTAAAAAGATTTGAGGAACGGTTCGAGCTGTGGGTACAGCTTCTAACAAGTCTTCCCTTGTATAACCATCTCCAATTTTTCTTTCTTCAAACTGAATTCCTTTTTGTGTTAACAATGCCTTTGCTTGATCACAATAAGGGCAATGATATTTGCTCCATACTACCGCTTTCATTTACACTTCCTTTTTAATTTGTAAAAACTACACTTCCAGATTTATCAGTTACACGCACTAGCAATGCTCCTTGTTTTTTCTTATTCATTGCTGCGGCGATAGCTGATTGCTCTGAACCATAGGTCCCAACTGCTTGCCAATTTTCATATGGCGATCTTTTTTTATAAAAAACTTTATACATGATTATATAGTCGGTAATTCCGAATAGTCAATTGCATCTGACATAACACCAATTACATAACTTGTTGATTCAGTTTCTTGTAACGCACTTTGTTTTTTACTTGTGTCGCTATGTTTATTGAACCAAGGAATTGGTGTTGTTTTTGGTGCAGATGCCCAATATTTAATTCCAATTTCTTTTAATGATACAGAAGCAGTATAATCCACAAAGTCTTTAAGAATGTTTGCGTTCAATCCAATGACAGGGCCTTTCTGAAATAGATAGTCTGCCCATTCTTTTTCTTCTTTAATAACATCCTTATAGATCTGTATTACTTCTTCTTGGCAGTCTTGTGCTGCCTTGGCAAATCGAGGGTCTTCCTTGACCACTTGATTGATTAAGAAAGCAGTCCATCCTTTATGTAGCAATTCATCTTGTAGGATCAAACTGATAATGTTGCCATTACCAATAAAGATTTTATTCTCTACCATTGCTAGACTTGTTGCAAATGATACCATAAAGCGGAATGCTTCTAAGGCATAACTTGCGTGTAGTGCTAGGTAGATAGCATTGATGTGTTCAAATTCATCAACATGGAATCCTGCTTCTTTGTTGCAGTTTAGAACATGCAATTTATCGTAGTAGTTGCCAACACTTGATGCCATGTCTACAATCTCTTTAGTGTCATGGATGGTGTTAAACACTTCCTTAGGCACGTTGTAGATGTTACGGATGATGTGGCTGTAACTACGGCTGTGAATATTAGTTTCAAAGAATGTCCAGTTGTAGACTAGAGCTTCTAGTTCTGGCAGGCTTACAACAGGTGTAAAGATTTGGCTAGGACCACGTCCTTGCAAACTATCTAATGCTGTCTGACGTAACAAGTTAGACGTAAAGATATGTTTAACTGCATCACTTGATTCTTTAAAATCCTGTGCATCTTTGGTTAGACTGATTTCCTCTGGCACCCAAAAGAAGCCACGTGCTGTTTTTTCAAAGTCAGCAATCTTGTTATACTTAACTTCTTCAAATCGTTGAATTGTAACTGGTCCAGCCGGATCCAAAAACATCTTACGATGTAAGTAGTCTGTCTTTGTGTTTAAATTATATTGTTGTTTACTCATTATTATACTCTAAAACTTTCTCCGCAACCGCAACGGTCACGTTCATTTGGATTGACAAAATCAAACCCTTCATTTAATCCATTTTTTACCCAGTCTATAGTTAATCCGTCTAGATATACTAACGACTTTGCATCTACTAATATTACAAAATCATCTGTAGCAAAATTTGTAACGCCAACTTCTGCTTCATACTCGTCTACATATTCTAACACATATGCCAAACCACTGCAACCAGTAGTTTTAACTGCTAGTCGAATTCCCACACCTTTGCCTCTATTCTTAAGCAGGTGTTTGATTTTAGTTTTGGCTGTGTCGGTTACGGTAATCATTTACGGCCGCTTTGATCGCATCTTCTGCAAGTATTGAACAATGAATCTTAACAGGGGGAAGGGCAAGCTCAGTAGCAATCTCGCTATTTTTAATCTGTTGCGCTTCGTCAAGCGTTCTGCCTTTGAGCCACTCAGTAACGAGCGAACTCGACGCAATCGCGCTTCCACAACCATACGTTTTAAATTTGGCATCTTGTATAATTCCTGTGGTTTCGTCTACTTTAATTTGTAGCTTCATTACGTCACCACAAGCAGGTGCACCGACCATGCCTGTACCTACGCTAGGATCAGCTTTATCAAAGCTACCAACGTTACGTGGATTTTCGTAATGATCAATAACCTTGTCTGAGTAAGCCATTTATTTTCTCCCAGTTAATGATTTTCCATTGGTTCTCTAAATATTTTTTCTTGTCTGCTTGGTAGTCTAATGCCCACGCATGTTCCCACCAATCGACTAAAACTAAAATATCTTTTTTTATTTCGTGATTTTTTATTGTTTTAATTTCGCCAGATTTAGTTAAGTATACCCACCCACTGCCTTGAATGCTCATGGCAATTTTAAAAAATTCTTCTTTAAATTTATCAAATGTAGAAAAATGCTCTTCAATGAATTCTAAAGATTTTCCTGTAGGTTTATTTGCAGAATTATATTCTTGATATTGTTGAAACAAAATGTTATGTAGGAAAACTCCAGCTTCGTTAAAGTCAGGATCACCTTCACCGGCATTATATCTTTCAGCATAAGCCTTGGCTAATTTACCATAGTGATATTCGATTGTATTTTTTGATATAGCAGGATTTAGTTCATTAGAATCGTAAGGAAGACTTTCAATTTCTAATTTATGAGCTTTACCTTCTTTGAGTACATTTCGAATAAAACTAAATGTCATAGTTTGCAGGCCTCGCAGTCTTCATCTTCATAATCGGGTTCTATTTCTCTTTCATGAAATCCATTGTAATGAACTTCTGGAGTTTTGTCTTCGTGTTTTGCGCCTTGTTTATTAATCAAACTATAATAGAATGTTTTAATTCCCCACATGTGTGCTTGCATTAAATTTTTAGCAATCAATGTAGTAGGTACCTTGCGGTCTGGGAAATGAGCAGGATTATAAAAAGTATTAGTACTAATGCTTTGATCAACATAAGCAGCCAACACAGCAGCAGTCTTAAGATATCCGGCACAATCAGTTTGCTCCCACATTAATTGATATTTGTTTTTTAACTTATGATAATCTGGTACAACTTGTGTAAATGATCCTGCTTTTGATTCCTTTGTGCTAATCAAACTCATAGGCATTTCAATTCCGTTAGTTGAGTTAATAACAACGCTAGAACTTTCTACAGGAGCAATAGCCATTAGTGTGGCGTTTCGAACACCGTGTTGTTTCATTTCTGCACGTAGAGACTCCCAATCAAGTTCTGGAGTGAAATCAGTTAAATCATTTACACCATTTGCTCTATGTTCCCAAGGAAACTCTCCCTTGCCGTATCGGGTATGTGAGCTATGCTGACAAGCACCTCTTTCTTTAGCAAGTTCTACGGTAGCTTCGGTTAGATAATAGGCTTGATGTTCCATCCATGACTTTACCTCTGCTAGTGCATCTTTCTCACCGTACTTCAATCCACGCTTGGCATGCCAGTAGGCTAGGTTAGTAACACCAATGCCCAATGGCTGAATCTCGTCATTGCTCAGTTTACTTTGTATTGACAAGAAGTCTTGGTAGTCTAAGATATTACATAGACTACGCTGTAATATGCGACATGCTCTACGCATGTCTTCTGGGTTACGGAACGCACCCCAGTTAATGGATCCCAGTGTACATAACGCTATGCGTCCCTCCTCGTCGTCTAATCTCTTAAATGGACGGGTTGGTAATAAGATCTCACAGCACAAGTTACTTTGATAAATGGTATGGTACTCAGGATCAAATGGTCCTTGATTCATAACATTGTCAATAAACACCAAATAGATGCGACCTGTATCTGTACGCTCCTTAAGGATGCCAGCTTTGAATACTTCTTCAGCCGACATTGTTTTCTTTCTTAGGTCTTTACGTTTTTCATACTTAACGTATAGTTCTTCAAATTGAGATGTATTTTTGTAAAATGCTTCGTATAAATCTGGTACTTCATTAGGATCAAAGAAAGTAATGTCTTCTTTATTTTTAAAACGTCTCCAGAAGAAAGCCGATAAGACCACACCATAGTCCATGTGCCTTACCCTAGTCTCCTCAGTTCCTTGATTGTTCTTAAGTACGATGAGATCATCAAACTGATGATGCCAAATAGGATAAAAAACCGTCGCACTAGCATTACGAATACCTCCTTGACTGCATGAACGCAAATCACCAAACCATTTCTTTAAGAATGGTATCATGCCTGTGTGCATGATCTCACCACCGCGGATGGGACTGCCCAATGGACGTAGTCGTCCAATCTCTAAACCAATGCCAGCACGTTTGCTAGCATACTTGGCCATCATTTCTCCCGACGCAAAAATACTATCAAGGTCGTCATCGCTGCGAATAAGAACGCAACTCGAAAATTGCTTAGTAGGAGTCCCCAGGCCAGCCAGAACGGGAGTAGCCAGAGTAAAAAGTCCATCACTTGCCGCATTATAATACTCCTTAATGCATCGCATACGAGCCGTATTAGGCTCTTCTTTGTGGAACACCGTAGCGGCTGCGACCATGTAACGCACTTGGGGTGTTTCGTAAATTTCTTTTGTAGCACGATTACGTACTAGATACTTTTCAATTAATTGCTCAATTGCAGCATAAGAATATTCTTCGTCCTTTGAATGATCGATCATTTCATTCATTTTATCCCAGTCTTCTTTACTATACCATTCAAGAAGTTCTGGAGTGTATAATCCAACTCCTATATTCTTTTTTATGATTTCATAGAGGTGGGGAGGTTGATACGAACCATATACATCTTTACGTAACATGCTAAGTCTTTGCTTGCCTGCTACATATTGATAATTAGTATGTCCTACATCTGGATTTTGTTCTACATCGATTAGATCAACAATAGCACGTAGTGTGATGCCATCAATTTCTTTTGTTGTGATGTTATCGTAAAAATGAAGTTGAGCTTTAATCTCAATCATACTCTGACTAACATCGGCTATACCTGCACAAACTTTCGCTACCTGTGCCTGCCATTTTTCAACTGCTAATGGTTCTTTATTTCCGCTTCTTTTAATTACCGTAATTGTCATTTTTATATTCTCTGTGCAACATTAAGATTTTTATTTATGGTAACTTAGTACCACTCCATATCATGCTGGTTTGGCAGTCAATTTTACTAACATCGTCAACTAACCCGTAGTTAAAGTTTAAAACATGCGTTTTATCAACGATTAAGCAATATTGATTAGTTTGTCTCTGCATAGACATATGTATCTCAAAATGAGTATCCATAAACCGCTTGGATAATTTTAAAGTATACAGCATACCCAAAACAATTGCAAGATCATCGTAGCGATTATCTAAAACTAAATGCCAAGGGTCGGGCCATGAGGAGGGATCAAAGGGATCGTTGTATGGGTTAACAAATGGAGCCTTACTCCAAAGACTAGCCACGTCTTCTAGAGGAGTTTGGCTTGTTTCTATGCTTTCACGAAATTCTTTCCATTTGGTTAACCTTTCAGTACCAAATGTATCAAACACCGTAGGAGATCGAGTATGAGATGTCTCCTGTTGATCCTGTGGCTAGGGGATTCTTATAGGAAACTAAAATTGTTTCGATTCCGCTATCGGCATCGTTATCTTTTAATTCGGCATTAAATTCAAAATTAGTCATAAGTGATCCTCCTGGGTCTGTTACCAATGATGGTGAATATTGATATTCGTCTGTTATAGCAACTACACTTAGGTCTTCGTCAATGGTAACGGTTAATCGACCTGCTCTTGTATGGCTGCTTAATTTTAATGTGTAATCTATGTATGTGAATCTATTGAAAGCACTTAGAGCTATCAAAGGTTTAAAGCTGTCACTCAGATATATGTCGCTATAGTTTCTATCAACAAAGCGAGCTAAACTTGCTCCGCTGGCTTCTGTTGAACCAGCTGTTGTTCCTACAGAAGTAATGTTAGCTTCTTGGTGTCTGTTAGTAGTACAATTGATAATTCTATTGTTTACTGATTCACCAAATGTTATAATATCGTATGCTGGAGTGGCTGCTGAATTTGTTCCGTTGCCGCAATTTTTAAAATTACAGCCGTCAAATAAAGTTCCTCTACCGTGAGTTGAAATAAATCCTTGTTTATATGTTTCTTCAAATGAACAATTTGTAAATGTCCAAGTGTTGGTTTGTCCAACTAATCCGCTGATGTATACTCCGATGTCGCATACAAAGAATTTTGTGTCAATAAATTTAACGGTAGTTTCAAACACACTAGTTTGTGTGCATTTTACTCCCATAGACAACGAATCAAATAAACATTTTTCAAATACAATGTCTGTAGTTTTAATATCATTAATATCGTTTTGCCATTGAACCGCAGCAGATTCAGAGGCTGGCGCTAGAACAGAATCACCTAAAACGTATTCGCCTTTAAATTTAATATCTGTAAAAATACTATCTCCAAGACCAGTAAGAACTAATTGTCCTGTGCTTCTAGAAAAAGTTAAACGACCTAAAGAAACATTTCTTGGTCTATTAACACTAGTGAACCCAGATAGCTCAATGCCTGCTGATGTAACAAAACGAATATTGTTTGCACCAAAGTTTAATATGACACCGTCTCTGGTTTCACCTTGAAGAATAGCATTGCTTGGAATTCTTAAATCAGATAAAAATAGATACGTACCATTTGGAATTAATAATGTTTTTCTAAATTTTTCATCTGCGTTTCTAAACAATTGATTTAATGCATTTTCAAATGCTTCAACGTTATCTGTACTACCGTCGCCTACAGCACCAAAGTCAGCAACAGAAACGTATTCGTCTAATTTAGATTGTAAACTTCTAGAAACACTATAAGAAATAGTTGGATCGCTTTCAGCGAATTGATAACTTGAAGCAAGTTCTAAAATGTTATCGTGCTCAGTAAGAACTTTAGTATTACCTACATATGGAGCACCTTCAGCAACAGAACCGTTACCGATATATAATTCCTGAGAATCAACTGCCCATGCAAATTCTGCAGAACTTAGTTGTGGAATCCCAATTCCTGTATTTTTTTGTCCTCTGCGGACTTGAATTTTAGAGATCTGTACGACAGCCATAGATATATACCCTTGTTAGAGTATTTATCTTAGACTCAAATAGTATTCCTCAACCTTGTTAAGCCACATATCTTGGTACTTGTTAAAGTCCTGCGGCAACAAATCAAATTGCTGATATTCGCAATTTCGGCTGCACATGAATACATGCCCTTCTCGAATGTCTGTTTTGTAAACTTCATTATGTGCTAATATATAAGCAATTAATTGAAGTTTGTAATCTTCAACCCATTCTTCTTTTTTAGGCTTGTTTGTTTGTTTGTAATCGCAGACGCTTGGGTTATCTTTATAAACTGCTACTAGGTCAGTAGTTCCTGAGTAGAGTCCTGGAAAGTATAAACTCTGTTCCATAGCCCAAACTTCATTTACATTGTTTAATCCGTTAATAATAATTTGATCAGCCATTGCATTAGCTTGAACGTGAACAGGATTTTTGCCTGGCATACGCTCTAGGCCTGCAATAAACCGTTCTAGGTTGCTGTGCATAGCAGTTCCAACTCCTGCCGCTTCTGTTGTTATCTGTTGTGCTTTGGCTTCGCCCACACGCTTCTTCCATTCGTTAAGTGCCGTCATATCTTTAGTAGCACTTAGAATAGTTGTCACGCTAGGAAGACTTTCTCCGTCAGGAGTTAGATAGACCCGTTTTCTAGTTACCGGATCATTGATTTGTTGGCAGTTTTTGTATTGAAACTTTTCAACAAACGGAGGAGGTGTAAATTGATTAATTGTCATTCTGTATATATTAACAGAATGTTTTAATTAGGTCAAGTCCTGAGCAGGGGCAGTTTGGTTGGCCTGCGCCATTTGTGCAGGAGCCGCACTTGCTGCGGCTTTATCTAGTTTTTCCTGACTAGTTTCACCATCTTGTTGTGGTTTTTCTGCATCAGGTGCTCCCGGGACGTTTAGTTCGATTCCGCTGGCATTAAAATTTTTAACCATTTGTTGAATAGCAGGACTAGCATCATACATTGCTTTGAATGTTTCGTAGTCAGTGCCTAATTCAAAACCACTGGTTTGAATAACTTTATTAATTCCGGCCCAATTCAATTTGGCAGGCGCTTTTTTTGATGAAGCGCGACCTATATAGTTTCTAAGAACCATAATAAGTTTATCAACGCCATCACCTTCAAATTCAAAAAATCTCATTTAATTGCTGCCAGTTGTTTTTGTAAATCGGCTAGTTCTGCCTGCTTTTGTTTAATTAACTCTTGTATTTCTTTTTTCTGATTAGCTCTATCTAATGCTTGTTGAGCCATCATTTTTTGTTGAGCCTGTGGGTCTTGAGATACTTGTTGACCAGGTGCCATAGTAGTAGCACCAGCGCCAGGAGCAGCGCCAGGAGCAGGAGCACCTAAGGTTGGGGCAAGCTCTCTAATTTTTAGAAAGTCGCCCTCATAAGCAACGTCTTGGAATCTCATTAGCCTGCCAATACTCTTAGTAAGCTATTGCCACGCTCAATGCTTTCACGCTTTTCACGACCAGCTGCTTCTAATCCGCCTGCTGCTGCATCACTTGCGCCAAAGTCATCAGTTGGTTCAGCTGGAGCAATATCTCCACCTTCGTCTCCACCTGCATTCATCATATCTGGTTCGGCTGCTCCGCCAAATTCGTCGCCGCCTTCTGCACCTGGCTCAGCACCTAACATTTCTGCGCCTTGTTCTTCGCCTGTTAACTGGCGAACACCTGTTGCTAGAGTTTCGCGTGTTGCTTTAAGATTTTCTAATGCCTGTTGAATTGCAGGAGCAACTGCGCTGATAAAGCTCTTGGCTTGTTCTGAACCCATTTCATCACGGATAGAATCACCAAGTTGTAGAAGTGTATCGTTCTCCATACCAGATAGTTCTTCAATCCAACGGCCAACTCTGTCTACCATTGTCTTAGCGTTAACGATCGCACTGGCCTGCTGGATCTCGCCTTCTTTTAGCTTAGTCATATTATCTCCTGTATTGACTGATTCGTTTTTGTTGTGATGCTTCCACGCTGTTGCGTAGGCTATCGACTTTTCTTTATCTGTTAGTTTACCATCTTTTGCATACCCTTTTTTGATATGCTTTACCATTCTTTCCCCTTTGGCTGTAGGAGGTGCTTTTTCCGATACAGCTTCTTCTCCAAAATGTCTTTTATAAGAATCTTGTCCATCGTCATAATTCTTTGCTGATGGTGACCCTGGATTATATGGGTTCTTTTTCTTTCCTTGAGAAGCATCTTTATAACCAGCATCGTGGGCTGCTTTAGTTTCTTGATCAGCTCCTTCTGCTTGATATTCCTCTATTGGATCTACAATAAATTCTTCGCGTTCTGCAATTTCTGCATTAATGGCATCAAGCATCCACTGAGCTTGTGTAAATGCTTCGTTTTCTAATGTTTCGTTAAACGCAGATTCGCTACGTACTTGACTTATTTGGGTACGTAGTTTGTTTCTAGCATCCTGCAATTGATCTAGGGTAAAAGATTCAAGATTGATCTTTTTACCAAATATTTGCTCAATGCTTTCGTTGATCTTTGCGGAAGATCTTTTAAAAATATCAGATGTTTTCATATGTTCATAGCACCTAGGGGTAGTTTAATATTTATTCAAATTGAAGCCAAAGACTCTGCTCGAGATTTGGCCTGTAGTGCTTTTCCTTTGCTCTCTAAGTACTTAGCCCATAATACATCGGCCTTGTCGTGATCTTTAGTATGTAGTGCTTTGTGATATTGCGCAACCAACATTTGGCTGTCCAAATACCATTTTCCATAGTCCTGATCTTCGCTGTAAAGTTTGTCCATGGTAACATTTCGTATATTTCTGGCTAATAGGTTAGCTAATCTAATAGCGACCTTGTTTAGATAAACATCTTTATATATAAGCTCTTCATGTTTAAACAAATGCTTTACGGTGCCCTCATTAACAATAACCACATTTCCAACCAAAATTCCGCCCTCAACCTTAACAGGCATGATTTGGTTTTCATTTATTAATTTCTTTTGAGCTGCGTTAATAACGCTGGCTAACTTTTTGGAAATCTCAGTCATAAAAAAAGGACCTATGGTCCTTTATTTAACTGCGTATATAATATACTAAAAATTATCAACCTCGCATAAGCATGGTAATGATAATACTTAATACACCTGCAATTACGGTACCAGCGGTACCAACAATGACTTTGGTCATCGACTTCTGACCTTCAACAATGTCATTGTGAATAGAATCAACTTTGTTTTCAAGGTTTGTCAATCTTGTGTCAAGTTGGAGGTAGCGCATAGCGCACAGGTCCACGTGAGCTTCAAGACTTTCTTTTTCTAATTTAGTAGTCTGTGCTAATTCAGACATAATGATATATCTCCAATATATAAAAACTGGATGCCTTAAAACTATGCCTGTAGAGCCTTAATAAATTTATATTTTATTTATCTTCTTTCTTTAAGACTTCTATAACAATGTTCTTCATGTGTTTAACATCAATAAGAACATCGTGTACTTTATCTCTAGTATCATCCCAGTGTTTAACCAGATTTCGAAGAACATACATAGCCCACCACCACCACGATACAGCAACGCCAAACATAATAGTTTCGCCCGATATCATAACATAACCTAGTGTTGAATGGTCAAAGAATTTCCATATAAAAAATATGCCTGCTAGTGCCGTTAGAGGAAGGACAGCCGCTGCCCAAGCCCAAAGCCTGATTTGAGAAATTGTTTTGTTTTTAAAATTGTTGAAGTTTTCCATGATAAAAATAGCCCTTAAGTGAGCTATAGTATTTAAAATGGAATACTAGGAAATTTAACTCCTAGATAATTTCAACAAAAATGTTTGACTTGTCGCCTTTACTTTGAAATGCAGGCGGATCTATATCTGCGGTGTTTGTTAAATTTTCTATCACAGGCACACCATGTAGATCGTCAAGTAGTAGACCTACAGGATTATTTCCTTTAAGAAACTCGTCAACTCTTTCAGTATCAAATTCCCATATCCAATAAGTTGCCTTGCCTTTCCAAGGGTCGGGTAACGTTCCATTGTTAACCACAGGATCTTTTACCCAAGAAATATTGGCTCTTAATCCTATAGCCTGGATCAACGAATTGAAATTAGATTGTTGTCCAATTTTAATTTTATCCGTTTCAGTCCTTGGAGGATTAGATCTTGTTATATCGACTAAGGTGGTAATTCTATATCGTGCCATAATGTGCTACTATTTATGGCCAAAGAAAAAGGGCGGAAAAAATCCGCCCCCACTTCCCATCCCTAGGAAATATTAAACAGCTAGGCTGAATGTAGCAACAATAGATACGGTGATATCTGAACCGTAGTCGCCGCTTGTAGTACCTAGTGTACCTGTACCGTTCAATAGAACGTATGCTGGGTCTGTACCTAAAGTAGCTGCGTTGAAACCAACAACGTTGAAAGCGTCATTTGTTGCGCCAACGTCTGTACCGTTGCAAATTTTCTTTAGAACTGCTACTAGTTCTGCTTCAGTAGCTGAACCTGTACCTTTGCTGATAGAAGCAACGATAAGATTACCGCTAAGACCTTGTGTGTTTACTAATTGCTCGTAGTTCGCACCAAATGTTGTGCTGCCTACTGCTAATGATGTTACGTCTGCCATGATATTTTCTCCTTAAATCAATGACCTCGCTCAGAGGCCGGCATAATATTTAGCCGTTTTGGATAAAACTAGGAGTTTACTGCGTCTTTTTAACTAATTGCTTCCATCATTCTACGAAACCATGCTACGGTTCCTATTTGGAAACTTTCAATAGTGTTTTGCTTGGGCAATTCTATTTCTTTGCGAGCTGCTTCAATTAGCTTTTCGTAATTGGGAAGTTTAATAATAACATTAACAATAGATTCAACGGTGGCTAAATCTTTGTCTGTGGTCATTTGTCCTAGCAAACGTTTGGCAATTTGATTTTCGTCAGTAATGTTGATATCATTTTCAACAAGACCTAGCTCAGAACTATAAGCTAGTCCTTTAGCTTCAGCAATAGACGATAAAAGTAATTCTTTATTCTTCGGATTCATTTAACTTATTCTTATGTTTTTTTGATTCTGAAATTTTTCTAACACCTCGCACAAATTTGGCGGGGTCTTGCCCTTTAATAGCATTAATAAGCCTACGCTCTAATTCATCTGCTTGTTCAGGGTCGTAGTGCTTATGAATACTTTCAAGTAAATTGATTGCAGAATTAATAATATTGGTGGCTCTGCTTTCGATGAGAGCATCAGTATTGCGTCGAGACGCAACTTCATTTAGTTCCTGCAAAATTGAACGAGTTCTTAGTTTCATCGCAATTCCAATTCGTATTATGTATTTAACTCAGATTAATCTATATTAAACAAAATTGTTGATAAAATCAAGTGTTGAAAAAATGTGCGGGTGCAGCATATAATTGCTAAATATATTAGTAGAAACCATGAGTTGCTACACACACTTACAGAGGATAGACAGATGAAAATCTTATCAAGAAAGATGCTAGCCATTTTAGAGCGACTAGCAGAGATGTTCCCAGATAGCTCTTATCAAAGCCGCTTAGATCAATATCTAAGTACCAAAGGCATTACCGATGCCGCTCAGTTAGAAAACTACATACGTGAATTCAGCTATAACAGCAAGGAGCAATATCTATGAAATTGATCAAATCAACTTGGAATTTTTTAATAGCTTGTGCAGAATCATTGCACGAATATCGAAATCGTAAAGGCTATAGAAACGGCGGATATTATTAAAAACTAAACAAAGGAAATTTACTCGAATGTTCGTATTTCCGTTGAATTTTTAGTAAAAGAGATATATAATAAAGATTACAAAGCAGGTTGCTGAGTAATCGTAAAACATACACACACAAGGAGAAAAATTATGTTTACAGCAGACTTTATCATCGACAGCGTTCAAAACGCTAAAAAGCAATTTGTTAACACTTTTGTCGTTAACAATGAATCTTTCAAAGCAGAACTTATCAAATTAGTAGATGCACAAACTGAATTTGCTAAGGGTCAGGTTAAAACTACTCTTTCAATTGCAGAAGCATTTGTTAAAAACGCATCTGATGCAGTTTACGCAAAAAAAAGCAAGTAATTTTTTAACACACACAGAGGAAAAATAAAATGACAAATAACGGATTAAATGAAATGGTTAAAGCACCAGAAGTTAAATTTAATAAAAACGGTTACGAGATTAGAACAGAAGTTTTAGCTATGGCTAAGGACTTGGTTGGTCAAGACTTCCACTATAAATATTTGGGTTGGGAAGCTACCGTTGAACGTGATAAAGAAGGTAAAGTTATTACTAAAGTTAATATGCCTGAGTTTCCTGGAATTGAAAAAGTTCTAGAAGCTGCTGAAAAGATGTATTCTTTTGTAAATACAGGCGCGAAGAAATAATATAGTCCACCGCATAGCGGTATTATATAATTATGTACTAGAAAGAAAGGGCCCTTCGGGGCCCTTTCATTATGATCTAATTTTTGCTAAGTTTAATTTTTCAAGAATTTTAATATACAACCAACCTATATCAAACTCAAACCACTTGCGACTCAGTTTAGGGTTAGCGCCATCTCCGTGGTGGTTGTTATGTAATTCTTCACCGCCAATTAAAAATCCAATAGGAAAAATATTTCTGCTATTGTCCTTGACATCATAATTACGATACCCCCACCAATGTCCTATTCCGTTCACAACTCCTGCTGCAAAGAAAGGAATCCATATCATTTGAACTCCCCACACTACTACCCCAACAAGACCAAAAAGAACAAGGTCTATGACCAACATTAAAAGAATTCCTGCTAGGGGGTGGGGAGTATAAACATTGCGTTCAATCCAATCATCTGGAGTACCAATGCCAAGTTTATCGATCATATCTCTGTCTTTACTGGCTATTCCGTAATACCGTACTCCGTTGAACACTATATTTTTAATTCCAAAAATTAAAGGGCTATGAGGATCACCTTCTTTATCTGCATATTGATGATGTTTTCTATGTATTGCTACCCATTCTTTTGTGATCATTCCTGTAGTTAACCATAACCAAAAACGCATAAAGTGTTCAACCCAAGGATGAAATTGTACTGCTCGATGTGTTTGACCTCTATGCAAATATAGAGTAACACAGGCAATGGTAATTTGTACCATTACCAGAGTATATATAAATTCTATCATAAAAATTTCCCTATCCTGTCTAGGATAATGTTAACTACTTGATCACTAATAACAACTTCATAATGATTTAAAGGGACTTCAATTTGTTCAAAGTCTTGTCTGTAACGCATACTCTCTAGAGTAACTACCCCGTCATTGGGCTCATGTATCCAAGGACTCTGACCAACCGTGGTAACAACCTGAGTCCAATTTGGTGGGGCAGGTAAATCTCTAGCCACTATCATTGGTTTACTCATGGTGCCTACATCTTTCATTAGCCTATTAAAAGGCAGGAAGTAACGAGCAAAATCTGCTTCTTTACTTCCACCGTAGGGTGTGCTTAAACTTACACCGCCGTGTGTAGTTTCTTTATAATGATTAGCCAAATACAAAGAATAGATACCACCTAGACTATGGCTAATAAAGAACAATCGGTCAGCATCGTCGAGTTGACCTTTCATTTGATTAAGGTTGTGCATAAACCCGTCATCACTCTTATATTCAAGCATGATGTCGGGTTCTTCAAATGTGTCTCTAACATATTGTCTAATGTGCGTAAAACTTGCGGCAGTTGCACTTGCACCATGAATATATACTATCATACATTAATGAAATTGTTCTTCCTCTGTGCTACCAACTAGTGCTTGAGTAGAAGCATCTGCTTCGATGGTTGTAGTAACACGATCAAAATATCCTGTTCCTACTTCTCTTTGATGTTTTACTGCCTCAAACCCTAATGCCTGATTTGCAAATTCTTGCTCTTGCATTTTTACAAAAGCGGTCATTCCTTCTCGGGCATATCCATGTGCTAATTCAAACATACCGTTGTTTAAATTATGGAATCCGGCAAGAGTAATAAATTGAAACTTATAACCCATCGCACCTAATTCGCGTTGAAACTTTGCAATGGTTGCATCGTCTAGGTTCTTCTTCCAGTTAAATGATGGCGAGCAGTTGTAGGCTAACATTTTACCTGGATGGTGTTTGTGTACTTCTTCTGCAAATCTTCTTGCGAAATCAAGATCAGGTTTCCCTGTTTCACACCATACAAGATCGGCGTAGGGTGCGTAGGCAACGGCTCTTGAGACTGCTTGTTCAAATCCGTTCTTTGTACGATAAAATCCTTCAACGGTTCTTTCGCCAGTAAGGAAAGGACGATCATTATCATCAACATCACTAGTGATAAGATCGCCTGCTTCGGCATCAGTACGGGCAATAACCAAAGTAGGCACGCCCATGACATCAGCAGCAAGACGAGCAGCAACCAATTTGTTAATAGCTTCTCTTGTTGGTACAAGTACTTTTCCTCCCATATGTCCGCATTTTTTTACTGAGGCTAACTGATCTTCAAAATGTACACCGGCTGCACCGGCTTCGATCATAGCTTTCATTAATTCAAATGCATTTAACACTCCGCCAAACCCAGCTTCGGCATCGGCAATTATTGGAGCATAAAAATCTTGTTCTTTGCCTTCGCTCCAAGCAATCTGGTCTGCTCTTCGAAATGTATTATTAATCTTACGAACTACTGACGGGACCGAGTTAGCTGGATACAAACTTTGATCAGGGTACATTTCTCCTGCTAAATTAGCATCGCCTGCTACCTGCCATCCTGATAGATAAATTGCTTTTAATCCTGCTTTAACTTGTTGTAATGCTTGCATACCTGTTAAGGCACCAAGTGTATTAATATAATCTTCTGTGTGAAGAAGTTTAAATAATTTGTTTGCTTGTTCAACAGCGAACTGGCTCGGATGTATTTTGCTGCCTTGTAGGCGTACTACATCCTCTGCTGTGTAAGGTCGTTTAATACCGTTCCATCTTGGGTTTGTGGCCCAATCTTGTTGTAGTTCTTGCTGTCTCTGTGTACGTTGGTCCATTTGGATCCTCCTTCTGTGATCCAGTATTTATGGCCCATTAAGACCTTTTAGGTATCTAACTGATCAACAAAATCTAACAGCAATTTATAGTGTTTTCCTTGATGATAATGCGGTTTCATCCAACTATAATGTTCTGTATACCAATTAAGTTGACTTTCAGGGTGGCAACCTATTAATCCTATATTATTTTGAATAATAGCCATAGGATCTCCATTGGCGTATGTTGCTATTGTTTGAAATTTTTTATTATCACCGATCAATGCGCATCCATCATAGAAATACATGCGTTCTTGTTGTCCTAACCAATTAATATTAATTGCTTTTGCATGTGGTCTACGGGTGTCGGTGTTTGGACGAGTGATATATTGAACAGCGTCAACATTATCTAAAATATCAAAATAGTGTTTGCCTGCCCAATATGCTCCCATACATATTCCTAGATATTTTCCACCGTCTTGAATAAACTTTTTTATACGGGTCGTATGATTACGCATTAGATAATGCCAACTTTCGCTATCTCCAAAACCTCCTGGAATAGCAATCATATCAACATCATCAAAAAAGTTATCGTCAAGATCCCATTTAGTGAATAATTTAAATTTATGATATGGTTGAAGTGCTTCGAGAATACCGTTCCCAGACTCTATTGAACATTTAGGTTGATGCACAAATAACGCTATCTTCATGCCACGGTCTTTATAAAAGCTCACTTAGGGGACCATTCCGGGGCACGACTCCCATAATCCCCTGCCCAGCAGCCGGGCAACCCTATAGTAACGATAACGTCCTAAGGTAGGGTGTTTTTACTCGCCTTCGCGAATCCTTTCAACACTTATGTCGTCTCTGGTTAAATTTGGATGTCTTGTAATTACTTTATTAATTACATCTTCTTCATTTTCACCCTCAACTCTTGCTTGTCGATTGTTTGATAACAATGTAACTAAGAATGTTCCTGGACCTTCATCGGTCTGTTCTGGCTCATCTTTTTCCTTAGGTTTTTCCGAAGCATATGAATGAGGCAAACGATCTTTTATATCAGCAATGGCTTGATTAATATCGTAACCGCCTTGCATAAGTTCAGTAGAGTTTTGTTTGATTTCTTCTGCTTTAGATTTCATAGCAGCAATAATATCTTTCATTAGTCCAGGAAACAACTCAGCAAACTTAGCATCACCACTTCTATAAGATAAACTTTGATTGCCGTTATTCATTTGTCCTGTAGGACCATGCATCTGCCATTTGCCGTTCACATCATCAATGTTTTCTTTGTCAAGGATACTGATAATAGGACCGTCCTTGGCATATCGATTAAACCATGTTAGACCGCTGCTTGACCCTGTACAGAATGAAGCATTGAAACCTGCAGAGTTATTAAATGTATAACAAGCACCATAGTTGTAAGGTAATGTAATTAAGAAACGTTCATTATCAATCAACGTTGTTTCTTTCTTTTCACGTTTATGTCTTTCAATCGTTTCAGAGTCTTTAATACGACGTAGTTCGTCGCGGTATTCTCTAGTTTGTACAATTGCCTGAATCTGGCGTAAATTTTTAAAACGATTAAAATCTTGATCTTTTTCTTTTAACTTGCCACGAATACTTAGAGCTTTCCAAGCACCTAGAGCATCGCCACCTTCGCCGTTAATATCTTCGTAGTCAACTACACCATTAGTATATAAACGAGTTAACCAATCATCAAATTTACCATCTTGTGAAAGATCGCCATAGTCAGTTGATCTTAAAGAAGCATCTAATAATTCACTCCACAAGTTTAGAATTTGCTCATCGGTCGGCTTAGGGCCTAATTTTGCCACTTTGTCTTTTGGCAATGTGCTGTCGTGACGCATTGCAATCCCAATCATTTTGATTGTTTTAGGATCTTTAATTTTAGCCGCTATGTTGGCTTCTGATATTACTTGTTCTAGTTTCATCCTGATATCAATGCCCTTTTAAAGAAAGATAGAACAGCGCCTAGTTTCTTTTGATCACCACCGGCAATGTCTTTTAATAATTGTTGTGTGCCTTCACTTCTTTCTGCACTAAATCTACTACCATAACTTTTTGTTATAGCGCCTGTTTGTTCTGGATAAAAATGACTAGATGCCATTAGTACAGAAACATTGATAGCATTAGAGATAAATTCCGGAGTAACATCTTCACCGGCTTCTAATGCTTCTAACCCACTTTGTAATTTACTAACATGATTTAATTTTCGCTGTGCTTTTTCAAACGCATCATTTTTAATCATATTAGAAACATGTCCTTTAACATCGGCCATGGCTGCTGTAATAGCACGAATCCACAATGGTCTAAATTTTTTAATTAAAGTTTCTTGAGTTACTTCGTTAGAAGTTCCTTTTTTAGCATCTGCACGTTTTTTCTGTTTATCACTAACTGCTCGAGTATTTTTACCTACATAAAATTTTTGTAGTTTTCCAATCTCACCTTTAAGAAAATCTAGAATATTTCCGCCGCGTCCATCTGATGTTGTTCGGATCGGGCCTCCGCTGCTGGCCACTGCATCATAAGTGCCGTTTCTTCCGGCTTTAATAGCACCAGTGCCTTTAGCACCTTGAATAATAACCCATGCACCCTCGTAGGCATTTTTTAAATCGCTCCAGGATATTTTATCCACTGGACGATAACCAATGTCGTGTGCTAGTTTTAAATCCTTATGCAGGGCTTGGACCACTTCTTTACCGCCAGTTTGACCAGCAATAAGACTCATAGATGTGCTTGCTTCGACTACGTGGCCTTCTAGTAATTGAGCAAATATTTGATAAGATTTTGGATTCATACTATATTTATTTTAATCGGCTTTTCCGCACTTGGCTCTTTTGGCGTTTGTTAATGCACCATAATCCACAGGCCATTCTTGTCCTGGTTGTAGCTCTCGAGCGTTAGCTGGAAATGCAAACTTTACTCCTGCAGCCTGTTCAATGCCGTTAATTGGGGTACGGAATTTAGTTAAATCATTGCCTAAATTAACATAGGGCTTTTTATGAGGGAACATCCAGCCAGCAACTGCTCCGGTTTGCTGATCAATTACAATCTTATAATATGCGTTTGGAACAATAACACCGTTACCAATGTACCCATCACCAGCGCCATATAATGCCCCCACGTAGATCGTAAATGCGCGATTCTGCTGTACCGCCCACCCACGTACTGAAGTTTCCAGTAGTTTCCATATTCCACGGTTTAAACTTCCATGCTGTGGATACATGTTGGTCATGAGAAAACTCTCATACTCCACGATTTGGGACCAACTTAGGTCACCGTCGGGAGCAGCATGTCCTTTGTCGTAGCCTGTGCCTGCGTAGTCGCTCGGAGTAGGCCCATTTGGAATACTCTGGTCCGCAACGAATGCGTTCGTACGTGGAAAGCATCCTAAAGCATTTTGTGGTAGTAGTGTGTAGGCCACGTAAGCAGGAATTTTAACAGGAGCATCATATGCTACAAGATATGCTTCGCGGCAAATTGGTTGTACTTGACGTTGTGTTTGTGCAAATCCATAAGGGCTGTGTACTTGACACGCCTGAACTGGCAATGGCGCTCTTTGTTCCCAGGCAAATGCTGTAGAAACAAACAGCGATAATAATAGTAGCAGTTTTTTCATATCTAGAACCTTATAATAATAGTATCAGATATTTATACTGCTTTTTCTGTATACTCTGCTTTATCCCAGCCTATTAAATAACTGGCTTTCCAATGGTTCTGTTCAAATCCTTGAAGATTTTCCCACTTGTCTCTTGTTTCCCAAATACGTTTTGCAGCATCTATCCAATCTGTGTGTCGAGCAAGATATTCAAAATTTATAATTCTATTTTTAAAATGTTCGTAATCATAGTTGTCATATTCTATGTGTAGAACTTCGTATACAATTCCAGAGGGAGATACAGCATCTAAGGCAAAATCAAATCCCCATTTACGTCTACTTCTAATTAGATAATCAGCTAAGGGATATGTTGATTTTATTTTTTTAAGTTGTTCTAAAGCAGCACCATCATAGGAACATCGACAAAGAAACATTGAATGATCAAGTATTAATCCTAAATCATCTTTTTCTAATTCAAACCAAGGTTCTTGCCAGCAATGATGATTTAATATATGATAATGAATAGGATATTCCATTTCATCGTAGAATTTTCTTTCTGCTACATTTAGTTCAAATCCGTCTTTATCATAGAACCTAAAATCATCTGCATTGATATTTTCAACCGCTCTATTGCAAGATGGATTTGACAACAATGTTATTTGTCGTCTGCGAAGCATTTTAATTATAACCGCGATCTAAATAATTTTCTTCTTCTGATCTGCAACGATCGCAAGCACATTCGGAGCAATGATCGCAGGTTTCTTCTAAACAACTATGTCCGCAATGTGCGGCGTGTTTACAATGATTACAAGTTAATTTTTTATAGTCTTCCATTTTTCACTCCTTATAATATTCTCTCGCCAATGATGTTGTAGCCTGTTGTGCTACCGTTGTCACTACGCATGAATGTAATGCGATAGATACGACCTGCCGCCTTATCCTGTAGTGTAACGGTAACGGTATCACCAGCGGCATCCATACCGTGTAGATTATACAATGTAGTCCAGGCAGAAGTAGATACGATTGTGCCAGTGCTACCTGCTTGAGCAACGGCTGCACCATTGATAGCACCCACACCAGTCCAAGCAAGATTTCTTGACGAACCGTTGCCAATAACCTGTGGGAATATACCCCCTTGATTGCTGATGCGGAAACGCATATTATCCAAGGTAATCTCAGTATCTATGGCTGCGTTGTATGCCGTTCTTGATACTGACGGTGTTCTCGATGTAAAGGTTGCGTCAGTGTTAAATGTAACACCCGTGCTGCTCATTGTCAGCACATTGGTATACGAACTGCTCGAACGGAACTGGAATGATCCTTGAGTTGATCCACCAATGCTAACGTCAAAGTACATATTGGTACTACCATTCTTCAAGTTACGAAGAGCGCCTTCGTTAGGCATTTGTAGTGCAACGCCACTGACAGCATTATCTCCAGCAATGAACGCTGTGGTAGCATTAGCTGTTACACTACCGCTGTTGGCCACTAGATTCTTACCGATGTTTACACTTGATCCAGATCCGCTGTTATATTGAGTTCCAATACTAATATCACTACTATCTAAACTATTGATCCATAATGTTCCACTGCTGGTATGAATATGAAGGTTGCCGTCGTCAAAAAGTTGTCCGTGTGTGCCAATATTGAGAGTCTTATTAGTAGCAGAGTTATTAGTTACACTTGTTGTTCCTGGAATCGTTAAGACACCAGCACCCGATAAGGTAAGAAGTGTAACTGGGGCGTTGGAACCAGCAAAGCCTAATCCGTCGCCAGCATACCAACCAAAGTTGAAGTTAGGGCCTTGAACAGAGGACCATAAGGTATCAGTTGACATACCGATAGCACAATCCATTTTATTCACTGCTATATCTGGATTGAATAATATTCTGGTTCCTGTAGATCTATCAGTTACGGTAGGAGCCCCATAGACATTGTTAAAGTCTATTCTACTATAAGTAGAACCGTTAATATAAAGTTGTGCACCTGTTCCGTGTGTTGCGGTTCCCGTTTTACTACTAGTAATAGTTCCACTAGTTGTTAAACTTGTTAGTGTGCCAACACTGGTTAAACTTGAAGTTACTACGGTTGAATTTAATGTTGTGCCGGTTAGTGTGCCCGCGGCCGCTGTAATAGTAGCACTTGCACCTAGTGCGATACTTGTGCCATTAATCGTTACTGAACTATTTGCCAACTTAGAATTGGCAATAGATCCTGCCAGCATTGTGTTTGTGACCGTGCCGGTGTCGGTGGTATAAACACCATTGGTTACGGTATCGGCATTGCCGGTATAAGCGGTGCTCTGTGTGGTATTATCTGGAAATGTTAAACTACCAGTAGTTCCAAATGTCCAATCTTTTAATGGGGATGTTCCGGTTTCAATGATCAATCCAGACGGACTTCTAAACTTATTTGTATTGCTTAGTATTAAACTGCCGGAAGCATCAAATCCTAATACGCCAGTAAAACCACTTGCTGAAATACTATTAACGGTAATAGTGCCGCTTCCACCTAAAGAAATGCTTGTGCCATTGACAGAGATACTGCTGTTTGCTAATGCGCTATTTGGAACGGAACTTAGTCGTGCATTAGGTAATGTTCCGCTGGTAATATTAGAAGCATTTGTTGTATCTGTGGTAGCACTCGTAGCTAACCCAGTAATCTTGCTTGTGGCAATACTGCCTGCTAACATAGCATTTGTAACCGTGCCGGTATCGCCTGTAGTAATCAGTGTGCCAGTTGTTCCTGGCATTGTAACGGTTGTTGTACCAGCTATTGCACTAGGCCTTAATTGTGTTGTGCCGCTAGTGCTACCAGCAAATGTAATCCATGCCATTCCGCCAAGTGTAGTTGACGAACTGCCTAATGATATTGATGTAGTACCAATGGTAACAGAGCTATTAGACAAACTCGAGTTGGCAATGTTGGTAATAGTATTACTTGAGCCACTAATGTTTTTACTAGTTAAAGTTTCAGCACCTGTCTTAGTTGCATAACCTGTTAGTGTTGGGCCAGTGATGGTGATATTGCCTTCAGCATCACTGGATGTTGTAATATTATTAGCTCCTATAAACTTAATTGTTTCTTGACTACTAATAGTTTTTAATGAACTATCATCGGCTGCTACATTAAATGTAAATTGTGCCGGTATTGCTGCGGCGGTAATGTATCCGCTGTCGTTGGCTAATTGGCTTACATTTGTAGGTATAGTTGGCTTATTAGTTAAGTCTGTATAACTACCACTAAAGATTGTAGGGGTCCCAGTTAACTTGCTGTAGGCTAGACTTGTTATCCACGCTGGATTTGCGTATGTGCCTGTGGTATAAACACCGTTGGTCACCGTATCGGCATTGCCGTCAATACTTACACCTGTTAGTGTTTGGCTAGCACTTGATCTGTTTAGGGCAATACTGGTTGTACCAACATAGGTAGTATCTGCTCTACGTGCTATAGTATTATCAACTGCTACGGTAACTGCTGTGCTACCATCATAACTTGTTCCGCTGAGTCCTGTGCCAATAGTTAGTGCATTAGGATTTACTGCGGTGATAGTAATAGCAGCAGAACCATCAAAATTTATTCCGTTGATAGCACGAGCAGTTCCTAATTTAGTTGCTGTTGCGGCATTACCCGAGCTAGTAATATATCCTTGGCTAGTAACATAAGTCTGTGTAGCATAGGTCAATAGCGTAGACGACAGCGAGCTATTAGTTACATAAGATGTTAGGTTAGGCGGTGTAAATGTAAACACCCCCGAAGTATTGTTGTAACTTAAACTTCCTCCACCGCTGGCTGAAGCATTCGATGCTGATAAGTCAGTGAGTCCAATACCACTACCACCACTGCCTACTAGGTCAGCTGCTGGTTGCCATATGCTAAGGCTGGCATTATATTTTAAGACTTGACCGTCTGTGGCTCCCACGGTAGTCACATCATCTAAACTATTTAAAGTTGTTAATATTGTAGGCTTGCTGGTAACATCGCTCCAACTAACAGACCCAGTCCAAGCTGTAGTCTGTGTTGTGTTGTCACTGAATGTTAGTTGTTTAGATAGTTTAACTTCTGTTTCACTAAAGCGAACAACTTCCTTATTGCCTGCTGATGCATCACCTGCAATAATCTTAGTATAGGTATTGGCAATACTTGTGCCAAGTACTAAGTTACCACCGCCAGCATTACCTCCTTGCACATACAACCATCCATCACGCTGTCCTACATTATCATATAAACTATTCTCTGCTGTGCCGTCCCAACTTGCTCCGTTAATACCTAAATCAATATAGTAGTCTGTGTCGCTACCGTTTGGACTTGTTGCTACCCATTCTGTACTTGCGTGATTGCCATCGTTAGTATTTTGAAAGTTGTTCTGTGCGTAGTCGTTAACCTGCGCTTGACTTTGGATAACGGTGTTAGGTAGTGCAGCTACACCTGCGGCGCGGCCTGCAAATATAGCAGTGAAACCTTCAGCATCACCTGGTAATACTCCTGTGGCATGCAGTTTATTGTTAGTATCAAAGTCAATGGTATCTAGATCAAAGCTACTAGAAGTTACATATCCGCTATCGTTAGTAAAGGAACTAACTACGCTAGGAATGCCTGCCGATGTAATGTATCCACGAGTAGTTACATAAGTTTGTGTAGCATAACTAGATAAGGCGCTTGAAGTAATGTATCCGCTATCGTTAGTAAATGCTGAGACTGCTGTGGGTGCATTTGAAATACTAGCATATGGAACGGTACCCACACTGATAACTTGATTAGCAATGTTAATAGTGGTGCCGTCAATTTTAACACCACCTTTTACGGTAGTTGTTGCTGTGGGTAATGTATAAGTTCCCCCGCCTGTTCCTCCGCTGACAACGGTTCCCCCTGGTGTTACTCCATCGGAAATACGTAAAATACCCGTATCTTCGTCGTAAAATAGTTGTCCGTGAGCACCAACGTAAAATTCTACGTCTTGGCCAGGTATACGCCCAGATTTAATCTTTTGAATAGTCATACCAATATTTATCGGTATGTTTTTTTATTAATTTCTACGAAAAATGGGATTTTGCGGATTATGCTCGACTTCATCTTGCGTGAGCTTTTTGATAATTGGACTATCTTTTCCGGCTTCTGCTTTGTCTAGTTCTAGATGCTGTTGTAACGGAGGAACCATTATTGGATTTGGATCTGCTTTACTTGGATCTTTAGCTGGCAGATTGTTCTCGGACTCGCCGTCTAATTTGTCAATAATATCGGCTAACGCCCTCATAAATTCTGCTGCTCTCATAGTGTATATTTAGTATATTTCGCGCCACTGCCAGCCAACGCCGACGTTTGTGCTCTGTGAGCCTATGTTAGTTGCTACTACAACGTAGATCTCGCTGTCAGTGCTGTCATAGTTTTGTACAATATAATTCTTTTTGGCTTCGCTGGGAAGGTTACTTGCTGGGGCACCGCCGGCTTTTTGACTACCTTGTGTACTAGCACCAACAAAGCCGTTGTCCATTTCATCGCCACCTGTGAATGCTGTGCAGGTAGCGTTATATTGTACACCACTATCAGTGTCAACATCTACCCAGGTAGATCCAGTCAATGCGGCCTGATTAGGCAGTTTGATCAAACGCCATTTGATACTATCGCCATCGCTGAATACATTTAGGTTTCCAGAACGAACTATCATACGGTTGGCATAGGTTTTGAATGTTGTTTTTAATCTTATGGCCATTATGGTCAATGTTGCACCAGAGGCTATGGTTCTTAGGCTAGGGCTAATCACTGACCAATCCTGTCCTGCTTCTACGTAGCCGCCTTCTGACACTACGGTAGAGCAGATCTGATCAAAGTAAGCACCTGTAGTAGTGCCTGTGTTTACAATCTCACAGCGTACAGGCAAGTTTGGTGTGCTTATGTAGACCGTGGTCAAGTTGTTTGAGTGGTAGAATATGTGGCAGGGTATGTAAGCACCGTTGTGTACAAAACCTACGGTGACAGCACCCACACCTAACCATTGAAACTCTATAAAGGATAGTTGTGTTTTGGTAACATCTATATCAAATGTACTTCCGCCTGTGCCATCACATTTGTCAATGTTCCAGTCGGCCTGTGTGACACGATTCTCTACAGGAGCACCAGATGTATAAGTTCTTATAACCCAACTCAGAGTACCATCACCTGCTTGTTCAAAAAATATACCATTGTTATCATCAAAGTATCCTGTGCGCTTTGTAACATTGGCTGTGGCAGCATAGAAGTTAAAACTTGAAAGTATCTGCTGGCTCTTGCCTGGCATATAGTGATGATAGAACTTAGTCTGATGAACAACACGACTACTAGAGTTATTACTTGTGGTCAATCTAGCACAGGCTTTATTTGATTGAAAATCTACGGTGCCACCATTTAATGTATAGTCGATAAAGTTAGGATCTAATCCGTATAAGTGTTTGTAGTCACCTAGAGTAAAAGGTGTACTCATACGTATGCGTCCAAAAGCATCTGTCTGTCCTACTTTAAGAGTAGTACGAAGCACAGGTTGTCCTAAGGCATTGTACTCCATAGAGTTTTCAATTCTATGAAGATGAGGATCTCTTGGATGAATATACGCCGAAGTATTTTCAGGTTGTTCTGAAGGGAAAAGAGCCATATTAAATCTTTAGGTTTTCCACGGACGACCGGCAACTAAGCCGCCAGTGTTAGGATTATCGTCTGCGCCCGGAACATTGCCGTTATATGTGTCTGGCAATAATGTTGTGTCTAAAACATTGTTTGGTCTATAATATGGTTTAGAACTATCAAGAGAACCAGTTATTGTTCCATCAGTCGCAACTACTTTGCCTTGACGTTTTGCTTCAGCAATTTGTAATTTAAGAAGCTGTGATTGTTCTTTAGTATGTAATAATCTATCTGAAATACCGTTGGCTGACATTATTTTGCTCCATAGACCGTTCCTGGATACATTGCAACACTATCACTTCTAATATCTGCAGGATGTTTAGTTCCGTTTAAACTATCAGCACCAGCATCTACGGTCACAGAGTCAATGCTGGCATATTCTTCTTTCGGAGTATTTGAATATTCGGTTGGCTGACCTTGATCTGCTAGGTCTACAATTTGTTTAAATCTTTTTATATCTGTATCTTTGTATCCAGAAGGATCTGGGTCGTTTTGTTGTTGATCAACACCATCTATGATATCTAGCATGCCTCTTATTAATTCTGTAATTTTCATTGTACACCGCCCAATTGCCTAATGCGATTAATTTCTTCTTTAGCAGGATCGCCCTGTTTGTTCATAAAAGCTACAATTTTGTCATAGTCTGCCATTGTAACTGGACCGTCTTGTGATAATTTAATAACTGCTTCTGCTATATCATGTAGATCTGCATCTTGCTTAACTTCTTCCCGAGCAAGCTCTAGCAAACGTATAAACAACGGCACATCTAATTGCACTATATCCATTTTATAATCTCCGATCTAATATTTAGTGTTAAATAGCATACTATGATAAACAAAGAACCTTTTAAAAAACTATTGCAGGATCTTAAAGCATCAGGAAAATATCGTGTTTTTAATGATATTGTTAGAGAAGCTGGAAAATTTCCTACAGCTATTTGGTACGGGCCTTATAACATTAAGAACATAGTAAACTGGTGTTCAAACGATTATTTGGGCATGGGCCAGCATAAAGTTGTGCTAGATGCTATGCACACCGCTCTAGATCACACAGGATCTGGTTCAGGAGGCACTCGCAATATTGGCGGGTCTAGTCACTATCATAAAGCCTTAGAACACGAGCTTGCCACTCTGCATAATAAACAGAGCAGTTTATTATTCAGCTCTGCATATGTGGCCAACGAATGGACTCTTATTGCTCTAAGCAAGATTGTGCCTAATATTCATTTTATCAGCGATAGTAAAAATCACAATAGTTTAATTATAGGAATGAGTCATAGTCGAGCTCCTAAACAAATATTTGAACACAATAACCTAGAAGATTTAGAAAGCAAATTAGTTGCTGCTACACTTGCTGGCCATACTCCTTGTATTGTTTTTGAAAGTGTATATTCTATGGATGGTGATGTTGGAGACATAAGAGGAATTTGTAATCTAGCAGACAAATACAATGCTATCACTTACATTGACGAAGTACATGCGGTAGGGCTATACGGTGAGCGCGGCGCTGGTAAATTAGAAGAGTTAGGGTTCCAGGACCGAGTTGACATAGTTAACGGAACGCTTGGTAAAGCGTATGGTGTCCAAGGTGGATATATTGCTGCCGATGCAGATGTAATTGATGCTATCCGATCAGTGGCTGCAGGGTTCATTTTTACTACGTCTATGAGCCCTGTTACCTGTGCCGGTGCGTTGGCTGCAATCAAATACTTAAAAGAGCATAACGAAGTTCGAGAGAAACATCAAGAACGTGCTCGTAAATTAAGACATAGATTAAAGAAAGCAGGAATTCCTGTTATGGAATGTTCCACCACTCATATTATTCCTGTGCTTGTTGGAGATGCTAAGAAGTGTAAAGCAATGAGCGATATGCTGTTAAATGATCACAACATCTATGTTCAACCAATTAACTATCCTACGGTTGATGTAGGTACTGAAAGATTACGATTTGCACCCACTCCATATCACGACGACGGAATGATTGAAGATTTAGTCATTGCTCTTACTGCGGTGTTTAATAAATTTGATTAGTCTTTAAGTAATTAAAATATTCTTTAATACCTTGATCTATATTAAAGAATCCTTTAACATCAACACCAGCATCCTCTAAAAACTGGACTGATGCACAGGTGTATTCTTGATATTGTTCTTTAAGATCATTTGGCATGTCAATAGATATTTTTGTGCCATATCCAATCTCTTGTAAGCAAAGATCTGCAACTCGATCAAAACTTACAGCATTACCAGTACCAAGGTCGTAGAGACCTTCTTTATAATTGTTAATAAAATGATGTACGGTTTTAGCCACATCTTCGACATATATAAAATCTCTTAGATAATTTTCTGAGTTGTTGAATATTTTTAAAATTAAATTGTTTTCTAATTGACGGTACCAATGAAAGGGCGTACTAGCCATACGACCTTTGTGATATTCATTTGGTCCGTAGACGTTGAATAATCGAAGTATTACACCATTAGTTATTTCTTGTTCGCAGGTAAGTTTACTAAAAGCATAGTGGTTAACAGGACCGTTTCCGTTGCCGTATACTGCTGCGCTTGACATGAATATAAACTTTTTTCCGTAATGCTTACAAAGGTCGTGCCATCTTCTTGTACTAACAATATTGGATTCGTAGATGCTAGACCAATCTCTTTCTAGTGTACTTGCATTTGCTCCGCAATGGATAACACAATCGAACGCAGATAGATTGTCTATAATTTCTTTAGTAGAGTATAGTCCTTTATATTTTTTGCCAATTAAATTTTTATATTGATCTCCATAAGGCATATCATCAAAGAGGTAAACATCTTCGATTCCTTGTTTATTAAGATAACCTAAAATATAACTTCCAATAAAGCCTGCTGCTCCTGTGAGTATAATCATAGTATTTCCTCTAATGTTGGTGCATAACATCCAACGTGCTGTACCGTAATTGATGATGCATTGTTGGCAAACTCTAATGCTTGCATCATATTTTCTGTTTCTAAAAATTTGTAGGTCAATGCAGCTAAGAAAGTATCGCCTGCTCCTGTTACATCAACCAATGGAACTTTTTTAGGGGTTAGTTTATTATCCAAATATTGAACCCCATCTTCGCCAAGAGTAACAATTAACCATTTGCTGTTTGGTAATGTAATAGCCTTGCTTTTTTCTAATTCATTTATTTTTACATAACAGCCTTCGAACCTAACAAGGTCTGTTTTTTTAGTGTCAATGAAAATAGGTCCTTTGTATTCTTTTCTAATTTCTTCAACAAGTTCGTAGGTAATGGTTCCTTTGTTATAATCGCTGATTACTATTGCATCATAAAAATTAGGAATAGGAGTATCAAACCTAATAGGATCACTTTTCTTATCTCTATCAATTCGAACTATCTGTTGTTTACTGCGTCGATCGATAAGTCTTTCTTTTTCGCTAGTTTCCCCGTAGAGGAAATTTACATTGCACCCAAGTGCTTCTAAATTTTCTCTAACGTTGTCGGCCATACCCGCTTTGTAAGTATGTCCATGTGGATTGAACACAGGTATTGGAGCTTCAGGACTAATCCTATTCACACTTCCGTATGTGTAAATGTCTGTACCTTTATCCCCTATCAATAATATCCTGTATTGTTTTGGAAGTTGAGTGATTTGTTCGTTCATAAAATAATATTTCATTGCAGTATTCTTCTCCCACAATCGATCTATTGCGGTAGTCACTGCCTTTTACCATAGTTACAGGCCTAATGCTTTTAATTATTGAGATAAGTTCTTCTTCAGTATTGAAAATCTTAACATCATCTACAGATTTTAAATTCTGTAACATAAGCATACGATCCCATTGATCGTTAATAGGGCGGCCCGGCCCTTTAAGAAAATTTACACGAGCATCGCTGTCAATACAAACTAGCAAACGATCGCCAACAGACTTTGCATAGTTTAATAATTCTATGTGTCCTCTATGCAATATATCAAAAGTTCCATTGACTATTATTTGTTTCATGGTAACGAGTTAACAAAACTTGCAAGATCGTCAAATATAATAGTTCGACGCTTTAATTCTCTGTAAGTGAATTTGTTTAATTCTTTTTCTGTTTCAAGGCCATAACCTGTTCTAACTAACACAGGTTTTGAACCCATCTTAACTGCTGCTTTAAGATCTTTAATCTTATCGCCTACATAATAACCTTGATTAAATTTAATATCTGGAATTTCTTTTTCACATCTCTTAAACATTCCAGTATTTGGTTTTGCAAACGGATCATCTTTACGTGAGCTAGCAGAATAATATATTGCATCGATACTAGAACATCCTGCCTTGCCAAACAAATCTAGCATATGTGTGTGCAATGTATCTACTTGTTCTTGTGTATAGATACCCTTTTCAATTCCCCCTTGATCTGTAATGATTACAATCTTATAACCTTTACGTCTAAGTTCAGCAACTGCATCAACGCTGCCAGGAATTGGATCAAAATCTTCAACACGATAACAATAGGTACCTAGATCGCGATTAATAACTCCGTCACGATCTAAGCCTATTACACACTTTGTTCTAAACTCGCCACCAGTCCAGGTAATCTTAGGCTGGTTGTTCTGTGGCTGGTTGTTCTGTTGTTGCACTTTGGCTGTCTCCGGGAATGATTCGATAGTTATCCTCTACACTATCTGCTGTACTAACTTCAAATATCATTGAGTTTGGTACAAGAGCAATAAGTTGATGAGGCATCATAGGAGGGTTATGCCAAGTATCACCTTCATTTAAGAATTTTTCGTGATAGGTTGCTGTTTTTGTGTCGCACCAAACCAATTTAAATTTTCCTGCGTTTACAAACCATGTTTCGTCTTTTTCTTTATGAAAGTGCATACTAAACTTAGCACCTGCTTTTTCAAAGACCATAATCTTACCGCAGTACTTGTCGTTGGTTGCCCAAATAATTTCGCAACCCCATCCTTTATCTACTTTACCTTCTTGTCTTGTCATTATCGTTTCTCGATGATTTTGTCAACGAGTCCATATTCAAGAGCTTCTTGCGCTGACATAAACTTATCACGTTCCATGTCGCGAGCAAACTCTTCGTAGGTCTTACCTTTTGAATTATGCTTAACATAAATCTCAGTAAGATTCTTTTTCATTTTTAAAATCTCTTCTGCTTGAATTTGAATATCTGTAGCTTGACCACGGGCGCCGCCGCTGGGTTGATGAATCATGTGACGAGCGTTTGGCAACATATAACGTTTACCTTCTGCTCCTGCTTGTGCTAACAAACTTCCCATTGAACAAGCCTGTCCCATAACGTAGGTAGCCACAGGGCATTTAATAAACTGCATTGTGTCATAAATGCTCATGCCTGCTGTAACAACACCACCTGGGCTATTAATAAACAGACTAATTTCTTTATCTGGATTTTCGCTTTCTAAAAATAATAGTTGTGCAACTACAATATTTGCCATGTGGTCTTCAACTTCACCTGTTAACATGACAATACGCTCTTTAAGTAATCTGCTATAGATATCGTATGCACGTTCGCCTTTTGATGTAGACTCAACTACCATTGGTACTAAACTCATTTATGCTTCCTTAATGTTAGAAATATTTTTTAGTTTAAGCTCTTCCATTAGGTCCGTCAACCATCGTAATACCTTTACATTTGGTTTATAACCCAGTTCGGCTAATCTTGTAATATCTGCTTCTGTATTTGCTACTGCTCCAACACGTGGCGGAACAACTATTTGTCTATGACTAATAATGTCTGCCAATTGTTTGATACTTACAGATTGGCCTGATCCTAAATTGAATACGTCTCCGTGTTCACCGTACTCTAGAACAATCATAAGACCTTTGATAACATCACTAACATGAACAAAGTCTCTGCGTTGATCACCACCGCCGTGTAACAACAACGGTTGATTGGTTTCCCAGGCAGAAATAAACTTTGGAATCACTAATGCGTTTTTGCCAAAGTCCATAAAGTCTCCGTACATGGTAAAAGGTCTTATTATTATTAATTCTGTATCCCCAACAAGACTCTGCACGTGAAGTGCCCATTCTGCAGACATCTTGCTCACAGCATAAGGATTGGTTGGCATCAATTGGCTATCTTCTCGTTGTTTGATTGTACCGTTGTTTCCATACACTGAGCTAGAACTTATATAAACAAATTTCCTTACACCCATAGTTTGGCATAAACTAAAAAATTTATGTGTTGCTGTTATGTTTACATTATAGTATTCAGCGTACTCATTCCAACTAGGATCAATCCTAGATCGATTGGCCATATGAACAACAACATCAACTTCTTTAAGATGTTCTTTTAAAACTGGAATATCTTCTGTTATATCGCAATAATGTATTTGATTATTGTGCGACCACCCTTCTCGAACACTTTGGTCCCATAAGAACGGAGGTTTATCAATCAATACCGTTTCGTCAAACATTTGTTTTAAGAATGGGGTAGCATTGCGTCCAAGAAACCCATTTGCTCCAGTGATCATTAATTTGCTCATATATTAATTTATTTGTCAATGACTTGATTTTTTAGTAATCTGAGCATATAATACATTCTCGGCGTTAAATACACTTTGTTAACCAAAAGTAAAAAAATGAGTACCCTACTATTAAATGCAGACATGCAACCAATTAGCCTACTTCCGCTATCTTGTGTAGATTGGCAGGAAGCCATTCGCTATATGGTTTTGGACAAGGCCGAAGTCCTTGAGTGGTATGACGACTGGATTGTTCATTCAGCTCGTTGGGAAACTAAAGTTCCTGCTGTACTAATGCTCAAGGAATATCAAAAGCCTAAGAACACAATGCGCTTATCTAAGCGTAATGTATTCTTGCGAGACCAATATACTTGCCAATACTGCGGTACAGAAGTAACAGATCAAACTGCTACTTTGGACCATGTACATCCTGTGTCAAAAGGAGGTAAGACCACTTGGGAAAACTCTACAACTGCATGTAAGCCTTGCAACTATAAAAAGGCTGCTCATGTAGGTAAGATGAAACCAAAATTGTCTCCATACAAACCCCACTTTTGGGATCTAGTTGAAAAGAGAAAACTAAAAGGTTTTCACTTACATCATCCAAGCTGGGCATCTTATTTGGGTGTTGAATGACTCCGATCAGTCTATCTCCAGCGGTTGTATGGAAAGGCCATTATTCTGGTGACCTAAGTGAGTTGGTTAAACGAGCTTCTCATAAACTCAAAACTGGATCACAACTTAATAACAGAGTAGAACGGGACGGAGGGATAAGTTCTTCCTCCGATCCCGATGCGCCTCACTACTGGGAAGAATCAAACGATTTTCTTGTTTGGGCGGGACCAATGATAGAAAAAGTTTGGGCTGAATGGCAACTTCCAAAATGTGACTTATCAATAAGCTCTAGTTGGGTTAACCTTCATCCTTTTAACGGATGGACTGACGAACACACTCACGGTAGTGTTCCGTTGGTCTGCGTTTTATATGTTGAACAACCTGCCAACGGTGGAAACTTAGAAATTTTTGATCCAATGTTTCATATTTGGAGCGGAAGTCTTAGAGTTGAGCTTCCTTGGAAAGAAGTTGAAGTCCAAACGGGAGATGTATTAATGTTCCCAGGTTGGATGCTACATAAAACTCAAAAAAACAACTCAAACGATGATCGGATCGTTATGAGTATAAACATTAGCCCAAATCCTCACACATTCCATAGAACATTTTAGGTTGACATCTGTATTTTCCTGTGTTATACTAGTAACATAGTAAACTTCGTATAGGGAGATATATGGATACACTTTTAATGTTATGGGTTTTGGCTTGGGGCAACAATGCTTATAATGAGTTGACAGAACCTCCGCCCGAAGTTATAATAACAAAGTTACCTGTATCGCCTGAATTGTATTACCCAGACCTCACAAATGAAGATATGTGGGACCCAAACTGGATCAACAAGAAAGTTTAAAATGCGTTATATATTAGCATCTTGGGATCGCGAAGGATTCGAATGTTTAGAAGACATTACTTCTAAGCATCCGGACATTTGGGAAAAAAACCAAATCATCGAAGTGCTCAAAGGCAACGAACTCCGAACAAATCCGTTGGCACAACAAATCGGACACATGACTCTTCGTGCTCGTTTCAATTCGCAACGTTGTTATGAAATCTATGTGTTCACCACAGAAGATGATATAGAATTTAAAGATGTAGAAGATTGGATGATTGCTGATCCACAAAGTTTAGTTAATTGGATTCGTGTTAATCACTATGCCAAAATCTACTCGGACTATCACCCCAACCACAAACCTGTAATTGTTTAAGGACTTATATGCGAACACAACCACAAGTTATTATTCAGCGTCTTGAAGCAGACAATAGCCGTCTAGCTAAAGAAGCTGTTATTGCTGATGCTATGACCGAAGGCTTAGATGAGTTCTTCGAAGGCGTAAAAATGGCGTTAGACAATCTTTATACATTTGGTGTTAAACAGGTCCCTACATCAGACAAAGATGGACAGGGACTAAGTTGGGATAACTTTAAACAACTGGCAGAGAGTTTATATCGTCGTGAGCTCACCGGTCATGCCGCACGTGATGCTATCCAATTGGCTATGGATGTGGCAACCAAAGATCAATGGAATGATTTTTATCGTCGTATTCTTATTAAAGATCTGCGCTGTGGTGTTAGCGAAAAGACCGTTAACTCTGTAGCAAAGAAACAAAAGAAATTAGAATATGCTGTGCCAGTATTTGAATGCCAGCTTAGCCACGATAGTGCTAATCACGAAAGCAAACTTACAGGTAAGAAAATTGTAGAGCGTAAGTTAGATGGTGTTCGTTGTTTAACGGTAATTGATTATGAACAACGCACCGTGACACAATATACACGTAATGGTAAAGTCCTTGAAAACTTTAAACACATTACCGATTATCTGCAAAATTATATTGACGAGTTTGGTCGTTCATATGTATTAGACGGCGAAATTATGAGCAATTCGTTTCAAGATTTAATGAAACAAGTTCATCGTAAAGACAATGTAAATGCGTCTGATGCTGTTCTCAATTTGTTTGATATTGTACCATTAGTGGAATTCAAACAAGGCAAGAGTACATTAGGTCAACGTCGTCGTAGTGCTTTCCTAAAAAATTGGGAAAACATCTTTAATGATTCGGGTTTTATAACCATTGTGCCTCAACGAGAATTCAATCTTGATGTGTTCACAGACGAAATTGATTTCAAAGACTACATGAAAGAAATGGTCGAGGCAGGCTATGAAGGCGTAATGATCAAAGATCCTGATGCCAAATATGAATGTAAACGTAGTACCTCTTGGCTTAAGATGAAACCGTTTATTGAAGTTAGTCTATCAGTTACGTCAGTAGAAGAAGGAACAGGACGTAATGTAGGCAAGTTAGGTGCTATTGTTTGTGAAGGTGTAGATGATGGTAAAAGGATTGTGGTCAATTGTGGTTCGGGTTTTACAGACGAACAAAGAGCAGAATTCTGGGAAGCTAAGGATACGCTCATTGGGCAGGTCGTGGAAGTCCGTGCAGATGCAGCGACTCGGAGCCAGGATAGCGAAGATACGTGGTCGCTACGTTTTCCACGATTCCTCCGGTTCCGTGGATTTACAAAAGGTGAAAAACTCTAAGATGCAAAAAGGTGCTATTAAAGATCTAATCTATGGTGGTTTGGAAGAGATCTTAAACAACAGAAACTACTACTATCACTCCAGTGTGGGTGCTGCCTACAGCCATTTAACCGAGGACGGTAAAGTGGCAGTCGTTGAGTTTATGGACTTGATGTCGTGGAAGATCAAAGAAGCCAACGAAGCAGATCTAGAACGTAGAGCCAAACAACAAGTATTAGATCAACTTAAAAAGAAAGATTAATGGACATAAAATTTTACTGCACCGATCCTGCCGTTGTAGAACATTTTTCTCCGCAGCCGGCAAATAAAGTTATACCACAATGGTATAAAGACCTGCCTGTTGACATTTTAGATCGTTGGGGGAAACTTGATGTGCCTAGTGCAAAACAATGTGTTCCTTTGCAGGATATGATTACCTCTGGGTATATTTTATTCAATAGTTTTGATATAGAATTATATCCTAATATGATCGAAGGGATTGAAGATTACAAAGTTCGAACACCATCTAGAGAACACGTAAGCAGTCATCCGCACAAACAATGTCCTGTTCACATTGACGGGAAAAAGAAAAACTATATTAAAATTGTAAACGAATGGCTTGTTCGGACGCCTCCGGGCTATAGCTGTTTGTTTATACAACCATTTTACCATTTTGAAGAAAACTTCAAATTGTTGCCTGCTATTGTTGATACAGATACATTTGATATTCCAGTTCAATTTCCGGGATATCTAACAGGTAAACATGAGTGCTATACTATCAAATCAGGTACTCCGTTAATGCAGGTTATTCCTTTTAAAAGAGAAGATTGGAATATGAGTGTTGAGCTTAAACAACCTCAAAAAAGTTTCTTAGAATTTTCTTTTTCAAATACTTATAGAAGTATTTTTCATCGTAAGAAACATTACAAATGACAATTAGCTACATTCCAAATTACACTATAGAAAACACTACTATCAGTGTAAACGAGAACGCATATAATACCATTCAATGCTATGCTGGCGGTGCTGAAATGCTTCGTGTTGCTAAAGATGGATTTTATGTTCGTGGAGTAAAAGTGCCACAGGATGATAAAGAAGCAGAAACCGTGTACAATGCATTCAAGGCATTTTTAATGTGGTCAGAACTTAATAGGAGATGATATGAGTGGACGTGGATTTATTGCAGAAGAACTGCCAACCGTTTGTGAAATGTGCGGAAAGATAGACGAATGTCGTCCCTATGGTCCAAACGATGAGCAAATTTGTTTTGAGTGTGCTATGAAAGACGAAGAAACAACTCAAAAGAAAATGGCTGCTTATATTTTCGGAGTTGAAGAATGATTAGACTAGTATTGGTATTTGCTTTTTTGGCAGCAGTCATCCATTTTACCATTACAACTTGGAGAAACATGACCGGAAAGGAACGTTGGTCGTTGACAAAAACTCTAGGTTATAGTATAATTGTTTCACTGCTAGCAATAGTGGTAATGATGTTTATCGTAGTTTTATTTTAAGGACACACACAATGAAGCGTATTGCAACTCTTTCTATCCTTGCCGCGGCTATTTTGGCCACTGGCTGTACTCGTATTGAAACTGGTGAAGTTGGTCTGCGGGTCGGCTTTGACAAACAAGTTAAGAATGATGAGCTCTTGCCTGGCAGTTTTAATCAAACCATTATTGGAGATGTTCTTACATTCCCGGTTAAGGATGTTAACGTCAAACTGGATGACATGACTCCTATTGCCAAAGATAACAGCACAATGAAAGACTTTGATGCTATTGTTATCTATAGTTTGAACCAAGCACAGGTAGCAGAACTTTACAATACAAAAAGCAAAGCATTTCACGTTAAACATGACGGTGATACTTATCTAATGTTTAATTACATTTACAATGCTGCTCGTAATGCTATCTACAAAGAAGCACGTAAGTATGAAGCATTGGACATGGCGGACAATCGTCAGCAAATGGAAACTGCTATTAAAGAACAAATCCAAAAAACTCTTGTAGAAGAAAAATTGGATGGTTCAATTACTATTACACAAGTTCTTGTTCGTAATGTTGTGCCAGCAGACTCCGTTGTAGAATCAGCCAATGCTCTTGTTCGTGCAAAGAATGAGTTCAAACAAAAAGAAGTTGAAGTGGCTACTGCTAAGAAAGAAGCAGAGCGTATGCAAGCTCTGAGCAATCAAGGCGCCCAATCAATTGCTTACATGAACGCACAGGCCGCACTTAATATCTCAGAAGGTATTAAGAACGGTAAGGTACAGACAATTGTTGTTCCTAGCAACATGACTGGTTTGATGATTAACAAGTAATGAAGATCTTCGGACGCTCAGGGGGCTACTACTTATTTTGGTGTAGTGCCCTCTACCTAGTGATAGGTATGCTAGATATATTTTTTATCGAAGCAGACCTATCACCGCAAATACAGATAGCATGGTTATCTGTTCTAGTTGCTCCCTTTGTGTTTCCACCCTGGGGGCGTTGGTTTAATTTAGATATAAATTGGGATAAGAAAATGTTCAATTTGTTTGGCAAAAAAGATAAAGGCAATGTTGTAGACTTTCCTAAACTGGTAGAGCCTACAGAACCTAAACCAGAACCCAAAAAAGAAGAACCTGCTAAGATTTTTTATCGCCTGGGCCTAACTGACAACAACCGTGTTAGTTTCCAAATGGGCTACAGCGAGATTACCATGAATAAGGCAGGTTGTCAACAAATGATTGATCAACTTGAATTCTTTAAAGGTCAACTCTACGACGACAACGACACAACCCCGCCCGATCCAGACGGCGGTGAACCAGTTCCAGTTCCAGAACAAAAGGCTGCGTGATGGTTATTGAAATCGTGATGTGGGGATTCCTATCAGCTTTTGGCTGGTGGGGAGCCAACCATTATGTAATTGAACCTTACTTTCCTCCACCTATCGAAAAAAAGAAAGAAGACAATGGGATCGATTCTAAGTGATATTTTTGATGATTGGAGAAACGATGCGTCTTATTACAAGCCGCAACATAAAAACTACAATCAGCCTGTAAAGATTATTAGGGTTCCGTGTTGTCACAATGACGATCAAGAACCTGTGTCTATCATTTGTCCAGACATGAAAAACGGGCCATGGATCGCCGGTGGTGCATGTCTACGCTGGTATCAAGGTCTTCCTGTAGGAGATGCTGATATTGATGTGTTCTGTTCATCTCCTGAACAGGCACAACAAATTATCGATGAGATTAAAAGCTACGGTCGTTATTCTACAAAATTTGAAAGTGAAAATGCCACCACGTTAAGCTATCATAGTAAAGATAGTAAGTATTGGACTTTACAGATCATTAAGCGTAGGTATTTTAAAAACTTACAAGAAGTTATTGATAATTTTGATATTAGTGTTTGTCAAATTGGCACAGGAGGTCAAGAGTGGTTAATGGGTAAAACTACTGCTCGAGATATTCGTGAGAAAAATCTAAGAATGAACATGCCATTGCAACCAGATGCTGCTAAACGTCTTGCAAAATATTGGACTTATGGTTATCGTCCTGTAGACGGTTTGCTTGATTCTGTTCGAAATAATCCTGTAGCAAAACAAGAATTCCAAGTAGATGGAGATTACGAAAATGCGTTCTGAACTAAGTTGGAGTGTACTAGATCCAAAACCGGTTCTATTGTATATTAGAAATTCTGACGAATATATATGTTATTGGAACGGCATTGCTATGACACATACTATGGCTATGAATATGGCTTTAGAACCGTTTGGTATCTTTGCTACTCCAGAAATGAAAACATCTATGGAACAGGACTATCGAAGAATCTATTATGCAGGAGGTTTCGATACTCGTGCTTGGGATTTTAAAGTTTCAGAAAGCCCAATATATCCATATGTAAAACGTTTAATGGCTGAACATATTAAAAAGACCATTGCTGAACAAAAACGTCCTATTGCAGAAGTATTAGGATGGTTTGATTATAGTAGGGCTCGAACAGATAATGATTGAAGATATATTTGCTATTTCAATATATAGAACAAAATATAAAGATAACATTGTTGAATTACAAAACAATGTTATCCCCCTTCTTGAGCCTGTCTTTGCTGAAACAATTAAAGACAATCAAGGTTCAATGAGGAACGGTGGATTATGCTCTTATAATGTTGTACGCAATTTACAATCAATGCCCGAACTACAAGGGTTATTAGAATTTTTAACAGAACATGTTAATGCATATTGGCAACATTTAAATTATTCAGGAAAACCTGCTATTGTTGAGATGTGGGCCAATCGATATGCTCCAGGGTCATTTATCGATACGCACAATCATAGTCCAGTTCCGTTAACATCAAGTTTTTATCTTAAGAAAAATAAAGATTCGGGCAATCTTGTTTTTGAACACCCAAATGAAGTAATACTTAAACATCAACCATATTCATTTAACAATAGAAGTTCATATCACCAGTTGTTTGATTACGAAGTGCCTGTTGAAGAAGGAGACCTTGTTATCTTTCCTTCATATCTAAGACACAAGACTATGCCCAATCAATCTACAGAAGATAGAATTATTATTGGTACAAACATATTCGCTGTATGATAAGAACTATTGAACCGGATATATTAATGCTCGATCCTGATCAGTGTATGGAATTTTATTCTGCACATAGAGAAGGGTTAAGAGAGTTTTTCATTAGTCAGATAGCCACTCACAAAGTACAAGGTGATGTTGCTGATTTAGGATGTGGTCCTGCAGACTATTCTTTTGCATTATCTAGAGAATTTAGAAACATTCATATTGATTGTTATGACGGTTCCCCTGCTATGATAGATCTTGCTAGAGAATTTGTTGTTGCAGATAATAGACAAATTACATTATACAACAAAATGTTTAGCGATATTGATAAAAAGTATGACTGGATTATATCTACAAATACTCTACATCATTTTCACAACCCAAATGATTTTTGGAACGTTGTAAAAAACATTTCGAAACCAGGATCGAATGTTTTTGTATTGGATCTAGCTCGACCCGACAGCGAAGATACAATTGAGTATTACATAAACACATTTTCTTTTTTAGATGGCGAGAAATTTAAAGAAGATTTTAGAAACTCTTTAAGAGCCGCTTTTACCAAAACCGAATTAGAAGAACAATTAAAACTAAATGGGCTGACAGGCCTATCTGTACAATCATTTTCATTCCCTTTGGAAGTGTTAATTGTACAAGGAAAGATTGACAACTAATAATAATTCACGTATAATGTAGTTAGAAAGGACACAAAGATGGACATGGATCAAGCAGCAGTTTTTTTGGCTGGATCAATTTTGACGGCTATAGGATTTTTAGTTATACTAGGAGCAATCTTAATTGCTAATAACCTTATAGCCAAGTACTGGAAGTCTTGGGGTTGGCATTGGATGCCGTGGTGGGCAGGCGAGCCTCAAAGATTTATGACTCAAGAAGAAGTAGAGAAAATTGCACCAACATTAAATGACACAAACGACATTAAGGTGAATAAATGATTACTCTAAAGCAATTTATGGAAACTTGTAACTATCGTATTACTGAAGGTAGTGAATACGGTTGGCAATGTTTTGGGCGTGATGCTTATCGCTTAGATTCTTGGAATGGCGATATTGAAGGACACACAATTACCATTGTGTTTGATACCAAAACACAGGTTGTCTATGAAGTAGAAGCATTTGACTATAAACGTGAACGTGCTTATCGTATGATCAATCTTGCGTTCAAACCTGCCTTTGATGCAGAAGTTGAGGATCGAGAAATCCTTGATATGGCTTGGGAAAAAGATGACGGTACACCCGTTAAGTATGTTGACATTGATGTAGATGAAGACTTTCTTGAAAAGGCCTATGCTATCTGCAACGATCAAGAATATGATACTCGTGTACAGGTTCAAGTAGAGTTCTCAGACGAAGAACTTTTAAATTACATGAAGATTGCTCACGAACGCGATATTACTTTTAATCAACTTGTAGAACAAGCATTAAAGGCTGCAATCGATCTTAATGCTTCTATTAAGAATCTTAGATTAGACTAACCAAGTATTCACTGCCTGTGTTCCTGCAAGTTCACAGCAGTGACTCCATAGGTCTCTTGGTGGTATTGTAAATAGATCTTCTGGGCCTGGAGCACGGGCAACTATCCAGCTAGAATCAATGGTCCACGGACCTTCACCGTCCATTTCCATTTCAAGTTGTCCTGGTGCCCAACTGCTTAGACCAATCATAACTCTAAACCATTTTGGTCTATCGCCATCGATGATCTTGTGAAACATATTCATTGAACTGGTCATTGACCAATGTGTTCCAATTCTTAAGGTATTGTCTGCTGTCCAGCTTGGGTCATGCAACATCCATACCGTGTTAACTCCAACTGGCCCACCCCAATATAAAGGAATGTCTTGTTCCAGAGATATTTCAATTGGTTTTATTATTTCATTAACGGTATGACCGGACGGTCTGTTAATGCACAAGCCCTGACTACCCTGATTTGTATCCTGGGTCAATAATATTACGGTTTGTTTAAATCTTGGGTCTGCCATTGCTGGCGGAGATATCAATAAATCTCCAGGGCGGTATTGAGTCATTGTTTAACTCCAATCAGGTAAAGGGCCTCCGTATTTTTTGCCTTTGATCTTTTTGCCTCTAACTTTAACACGTTCGCTGCCTACCTTGTGTGATTTGCCGCCTTCTCTTGATCTGTACCCTTGACTCTTGCATGAAGCAAGCTGGCTGGCTCCAAGGGCACTATCGGGCTTTCCCGATGTACATAAGGCACGCGATGCAGGTTCTTCTGCAACTGCTTCATCGTCTGTGCCACCTCCAAACATAACATCATCGTTGATTGGAAAATCTAAATCCATAAAACGCTCAGGTAATTGAGCTGTGCTGATAATCATTTCAAGCTCTTCTTCTGTTGGATGTACTTTCAAAAGAACTTTGGCAGCTTCATCGTGAGCATCGCCATTTTCCCAAATATTAATATCATAGTGTTCTTTGTAAAGTTCAGCCACGGCCTGCATGACCTTATGATAATCTGTGGTGAATATATTTTCTGTAATAATATCTTTTATTTTCATATTAAGCTACCTGAGCAACTGCGTAGATCGCGTTGACTAAAAGTGTTTTAGTATCTAGGTCAGTGGCTTCTGCATCAAGTCTATCTGCTCGAACTAGGTCTAACATTAGTTCTCGATATTCATCCGCTGATATACCACCCTGTTGATATTGGCCAGCAATTTCCAAGGCCATTTGAGCTCTTTGTGCTGCCCAACTTGGGCCATTGGCTGCTAGATGTTGTAGGTGTTCAAACATTAGAATCTCCCAAGGATACTAGCTGCGGCACGCTCTGCTTGTGCTGCCATTAGTTTCTTTTTAATTTCACAATAGACCTTAGAACCCTGTTGTGTCTGTGCTCGAGTAACCATGTCTCCTACGGTTTCCTGTAAGGGTTTGATAATGTTAATAACATCCTGATGTCTACGACCAGCGGATTGGCTGTATAATTCAAACCAACGTAGATCCTGTTGTATCTTTAGTACCTGTGGTAACTGCTCTTGAGAGCAGTCCAAACGATCAATGTCTGCACGAACATCGATTATTCTAGAACTTTGATTAGGATCCGAAAAACTAGGAATCATGCCTACTAGGCTTGAGCAGCCAGAAAGCATGAAAACACATACTAGAGCAATTAGTCTATTCATAAAAATATTTAGTTCTTAGGCTAGATTAAATGCTATGCTGACTCGCTGTTTATCTGTGCGGTTAACTCCTACCTTGTGTGTTAACCAACTAGGAAACATGATCAAAGTTCCTGTTTTTGGCTGTATATGATGGCTCTGACGTTGTGGCAGTAGATCTGCGGGCCATAGTCTAAGATGATCTACAGGGTTAGGGCTTTTAAAGGTTAAATTACCCTCATCACCATCTGCTTGATAATAGTAGCAGCCCGAAATAGCTCGTTCCGGATGTACATGATCGTACATGAAGTTTTTGGGCTCGTAGATATTGACCCAGCTGTCTGTGAGCCTAAAGGGTCTAACTGGATATTTGATAAAATTACACCAATCACGTAGACTTTCAAATATAGAGTCAGTTAGGTGGTTCATGCCCAGGTCCACAATATCGTTGGAGCCGTCAAATTTAAAGCTGGAACTAACTTCGTCGTCCCAGGGATTATCCTTGACTTCCAACTGGTCTAATGCTTGTTTGATCTGTGCCTGTACTCGATCTAGTTCTTCGCCCTCTAGTTCACGTACATAAACAGGAGCATAAAATAAGTGTAGTTTTTGTGATTTCATTTGAATACCAAGTAAGTTGAAAGAATGTATTTGGTTTGTCCGTCTTGGGGCATAAGCCCTGCATGAGGAAAATGCCAAGTGGGTGTGAATATACAGAGCCGACCTCGACGAGCAGCCACGGTCATGTTTTCCAAAGGAAACTCTGTGCCAGCGTCCGAATCGTTGAGATAAAACAAACAGGCCAAAAATCTAGATGAAGTTTCTAGGGTAGTATTATCAGCGTGTAGTTTAAACTCATGACGACCATTGGGTCTATAGCATTTGATTCTAAAACCCTCTAGGGCAAAGTCATAGGGCAAGATGTTTAGAGTGTCCCAATCACGCTTATAGTCACTGACCAAGGGTATGACCCTAGCTGAGAGTTGATCGCAGGTCTCAGTCCAATCATAGGCCCAGTGGCTGCTTTTCTTATAAAGATCCCAGGGATTACGAGCCTGAGGGTGGCGTGTAGAGTGTAGATCTAATTCAATTAATTTGGCCCACTCGCCCGGACGTTCCTTATGGAATCGAGCGCAGAGTTCAAAGGCCTTGACCATTTCATCGCAGAATTCTGGGTCAAGGGCAGCGTCAATGACCCGTATGTAGTTTTTGTCGTAGACTATTTCCATGCAGTATTTACTGCTGGGGCCTAGCTGCCAAATACGATTGTGAATGCTGTTTGTCTAAGGGCCAGGTTATCCACATAGGCCTTGGTAGTGGCCTGAAGGGGTTCTGTTACTGCTTCTGTTAGGCTAAGGGTACCCAGGGTAGTTATGTGTAGCCATTGGGGGTCTGTGTATTCTTGAGTTTCTAAAACAGCACCCTCTTGATAGGGCCCTGTTTCAAGCTCAAAGTTTAAGACATAGTCAGGGCCAGTGCCTTCAATGGTCACTGAGCTGCCCGAGCCCGAGGGTCTAGTTGTAACAGAGCCTATGCTGATCTCAGGTGCAGGGCCTGCGACATAGCCAGCTACCTGTTCACGCCCATCCGACCAGCGATATATGAGATTGCCCGTGGCTGTGTCTACTCTAAGACTTTCTATTTGCTGAGCTGCGGCCGAAGTTTGTACCACTTCTGTAGTGATCAGCTGTGCCCTAGGCGTTTGAGCAGTTTCATCGCTGACCAAGCCTGAGGTAGTCAAAGCCCAGGTTAGGCTAAGATTTTCAGCTGTGACAATGTTGTCTGTGGTTAATAGTTCAAGGGGAAACTGAGTGCCCAGAACTGATCTGCCCTTGCGAATGTTCTGTTGATAATGATCAAACCAAGCACGTGACCAATCAATTCTATTCTTATACTCTTCACGGTCTATGGTGATGCTGACAATGGTCTGTCCTAGCAGATCCGAGCTAGGCGGGTTAGCTGTGCGTATTTCCTTACTGGTAAATTTAAGCGCAACTTCTCGAATGGCTCTAGCATTGGCCCTAGTGGGTGTAACTCCTGAGCGTATCAAGGAGTCTGTGAGCACACGATGTTGATTTTTGGTAAGAGCCATACTAGTATTTAATTAAACCCAGCTGCGACTATGACTTCTAGATAATTCTGGGTATTTGATTTCAAAGAACACACGATTACGATCAGGCACAAAAAAGTCTATGTCGCCCCCAGGTTGTATACTGAGAAAGCCACCCCACGCTTGTACATCACGCCAAATCTGTTCAGGATCTAACCCATGTCGAAAGTGATGATATCTATAACAATGATCTGTGATCTGAATCGCCATCCTGTACTTATCCAAAATGGCCGAGCATAATTCTATAAGCCGCGAAGCGGCAGCGGTAGCGCCATAAATATCAAATGAGGAAATTGCTGTTAATTTTAACTCTAGGCCTAGAGGCATGCTCACAGCTTTGCCCACAGGGCCTTACAGAAGATCCACATAGAGTGTGTGTGCAGATAAGGATACAGGTATGAAACAACAGGTTTGGTATCTGGTGCATAAAGACACCCAAAGACGCTTAAAGTACTACAGGTCTCTTGCGGGTGCTCGTATAGCACAAAGAGCACGTAATCATAGACTGGGCTTTATTGAGCGTGTAGAGCGTGTAGAGATATGGGATAACTGGGAAGTGGAAAGGTGCAAAAATAAAGCGGGTCTTATCTTAGAAGCAACTTGGTGTATAGTAGAAGACACCGTGGACATTGAGGATTTATATGCAGAAGAATGATACGAAACTACAAGCATTACTAGCAAGTATAGTCTTAGTCTTGGTCTACTGGCTGTTTTGGATCATAACACATTAAATACTTGTATAACAACAAACAACTACGCAGGAGCGTGTATATGCGTAATCCAGAAGAAATTTCTAAATGGGTAAGAACAGAACTGGCTAGAGTAAATCCCTATACAGATAAACTTAGAGCACATCTTTGGGCAGTGGGTTTTCTAAGTTCAATTATAGCTAGTCTAATATGGGCAGACTCTAAGAACTTGACGAGTTTTAGACTGGCTGTGGCTGCTAAACTCAAAGAACAAGATAGACTATGACCTATAATGGCCCCGCTGTAGAATCAACGTGTACATATATGTAGTATAGGCCTAAAGGCCGAGGGAACTATATATACATTCTTACTGAAGGATAAGAATCAAAGATTCTTACTGAGCTGTAGACGTTGATTTTACTGGGGTTTTGCAGCTGGGTCAGTAAGTAGCAAAAAGTGTGATTTACTGAGCCTAGACTCGCGTACAGGCCCCGCTGCGTAGGGTGTGCGCAAGGAAAAAGTGCAGAAAAGTGTGATAAAGTGTGAAATTGTGTGGTATTTGAACTATGCCTCATAACCAATTCACCACGGTAGAGTCTACACTAAAAGATTCTAGCCTAGACTCTGCTCAAACGATTCAGAATCCACCATTTCTCAGGGAGAATCCACCGTGAATCCACCGTGAACTAGTGCTCTTAAACCAGTCTACGGTAGGCGCAAAGTGGCCCCGCTGCTGTAGATTGTGGTTGACATACTCACGTAATGACTATATAATATCGCATATGACACAAAGAGAAGTATTTGAATATAACAATGAAGAAGAAGCCGAAATGGCTCAGATTCATAGTCTACACATTAATCAGAACGCTATAGATTCTGTACAAGCAGAGTTGGCTCGTCAAAGATCACAGCCTAGTCTAGAGGAATGTGAAGACTGCGGTGAAGCTATTCCACAGGCTAGACAGCAAATGGTCCCAGGTTGTACACGCTGCGTATACTGCCAAGGCTTATTTGAGCGTCGTAGAGCTGGATACTAATAGGCCCCGCTGCTATACACACGTACATGTATGCAAAAGAAAAGACTATTATCTAAAAGCAGAGACTCTATGACCCTACCTGATGAACGTTATCGCGCTGTAGAGCAAACACAGCGTTTTCTAGAATCACTATTAGATTCTGCACAAACTCCCAGAGTACCCAAAAAGATCCGAGATTCAGCAAGAAGTCTGCTGCGCCACTATCCCTCACGTTGGGATCTAGATCGTGCAGCAGCAGCTAGTCCTGATGTTTTTATACGTAGACTTGATCCCTTGTACAAGATGGTCAAGACTCATGACATGCAGCAGCGTATGGCCGAGGATGTGGAAGAAGATCTACGTGAAGCTAAGAATAGAGGTGAACTATGACTAGGATAAAGATTGTTCAACCGGTGGAAGCGGACGGGGAAGTGGCTATGACTCCAGAAGAACTAGCACTAGCACAGGCTCGTCAACGTGCTGCGCTGGTGCCTAAATACGGGGAACCTGGCTGGAATCCTGATGCTCGCGACCCCGACACTGACACCTTACCCAATCAATAATTAATTCACGCATTAGCTCAGTTGGATAGAGCAACAGCCTTCTAAGCTGTGGGTCAGGGGTTCGAATCCCTTATGCGTGGCCAGTTAGGGCCTCTAGCTCATGTTGGTTAGAGCAGCGGACTCATAATCCGTTGGTGCCGTGTTCGACTCACGGGGGGCCCACCACTTGAGAAACCCTATAGTCAACTCAGCTATAGGGTTTTTTCTTGTCCAAACGGCTGTGATCGTGTACAATATGCATTTAAACAAGGACAGCAATGACAGCACTACAGCAAAAGTTCTACGCTGCGTTAGCCTCGCTACAGCAGCACACAAATTTAGATGACGAAGAACAGCAAGACGCAATTGCTGCACTCGCGCAGCTAATCGAGGATCACGTCAAATAACCCTAGGCCCTCTAGGGTCTTAGACAAAATTGGTTGACATTTTGGCGCAGAGATCGTACAATATACATATGTTGAAGGAGCGGCGAATGCGAGCAAAGAGATCAGATCGTAATCACATCATCTATGAACTACGTGTTAACGGTGAGAACTACATTGGTGTCACAGCCAAGACTGAATCAACTATTAATAAGAGTGTTCGCGCTCGTGCTGCCAAGCACTTCTATCGTGCCAAAACAGAAACTAAGAATTGGCTGCTTTGCTCAGCTCTACGCAAGCTCAACAGCAAAGAAGAAATTGAAATCATTGTTCACGAGATTGTTCGTGGCAAAGCCCTGGCCCATAAGCGCGAAGTAGAAATCCGCAGACTGGTAGGCCCTACACTAAACACAGACACACGAGGAGACTAACATGGACTTGACCGTAGAAATGTATCGTATAGATCGTCGCTGCAAAGCGGGCCGAGTACTAGTAATGAAGCAGGACTACACAGACGTGAGCTGGGCCCAAATGGAGCGCATGTACCCACGTCGTCCACGCTACATCGTAGAGTTTCACGAGACTTGGGTTACAAAGACTAACCTTATGACGGGCTTGCCCTATCAGGAACGTTACGATACCCCACATTGCTGTTCAGCAGCCAGCGAGACCTACTGGAGCATGTAGGGGTTGACAACTAGGAATTTTGGCAGTATAATACAGGCTTACAACGTTAAGGAGCGACCTATGACTAACCCAATCCCTTCTAGCAACATTTGGCACACACCCGCAGATCTCAACGAGCTGCAGGATATGATCAATCAGTTCACAGGCCAGGAAGCTGCGCTGGCTGCACACGTGATGATGTTGACCCTGAACACCTGCCACAAATTAGTCGATGAAGCTATCAAGGAGGCCGCATGAGGTACTGGGACGAACTGCTGCGCGAGCAGCGTAATGGTCTAACCGTGATCGTGGACAAGACCTGGGAAGACTGCTCTATTCGCGATCTCTTTGATGAAAGCTGCTGTGATGTAGAGGACCTGGAACGTAAGGTTAACAGGGGCGATTTGGATTGGTTTATGCTCAGAGCTCGCGTCATGTACAATGATCTGGAACTGGGCTCAGAGATCTGTGGAGGGTTCCTCTACGAAGATGCTCGCGATGTGCTGCGTGATGGTATGGCTGACGAGATGATCTGGCAAGCAGAGGAAGAAGCCAAACGACAATTACCCGGCCTTATTGAAGGGTTATTGCGTGTAGAGGTTGACAAATTGGCTGCGTGAGCATACAATAGAGACTTAGCAACAAAGGAGCGCGATATGCAGACACTTTTTAGCACAGCAGGCGACGGCTTGTGGAGCAACGTAGCAAAGCCTGTACACATTGTAGACATGCAACTTGCCTACATTAACGACGAGAGAGATTTTGGCGAGCTGCGTGTTTACTTTAACACTAAGTTTTGGGACGTTAACAAAGACGGTCTCATTTACACAGACAGCAACTTTATTGAAGAACTGCGCAATTTTTTAATTGCACAAGAACTAACTGACGACTGCGACTACAGCGAGCAAGGCATGCAGGGAGACAACTACGTTAGCTTAGACGTGGGAGAGGGCTTTATTGCTGCGTGGGATGCAAAGTTTAACTTGTTTGCATAAGCACAAAACGGGGGTTGACAACAGCCCCCGTTTATAGTACAATAGACACACATTAACACAAAGGAGCGTGAAATGGCTACTCGAAGCACTATTGCAATGGAGCAACCCGACGGTCGCGTAATGCAGATCTACTGCCACTGGGACGGTTACCTTGATCACAACGGAGAGATCCTTCAGGAGCACTATCGTGATCGCGCTAAGGTTTTGGCACTCATGTATCTGGGCGATATCAGCTCCTTAGCTCCTAGCATCGGAGAACCGCACGATTGGGACAACTGCCCTGAGGGTGTCTGCAACGCCTACGGACGCGATCGTGGCGAATCGGGCTGTGAAGCTCGTGTGTTCAAGGACTTTGAGGACTACAAGGCCAACCACCAGTACGAAGAATACGAGTATATCTTCCGTTCGGACGATCAGTGGTATGTTTCCGAATACAGCCGAGCCTACCGCGCACTTGAGCAGGTGCTGGCAGAAGCAGAAACCCTAGAGGATTAAGGGTTATTACTGAATGGGGTTGACAACAGCCTCATTTGGTAATATAATAGAGGTATGTTCAACAAATGCATAGGAGCGAAAATGCCAGCAGTAATTGAGATTCGTGAGGGTTCGTATAAGATCCGTGGCTCAGATGTGAGCATGGCCGGTAACCGTTTCGAACTAGTAGAGCAATACAAAGAAGGTGCTCAGGGTGGTTATGTAACCGTAGAAGGTGGCTCTGTACAGCCTGCTAACCCTGGCATTCCAGATCGTAAGATCCGTATTCGTTGCAGTTCAGCACAAAGTTACATGATTGTCGCCGGTGAAGTGCCAGCAATGCCCGCAGGTGATAAAAGTTTGGAGCAGATTAAAATTTCAGATAATGCCGTAGCACACGAAACGGACGAGCAGATCATCGAACGTCTTCGTAACCGTTTTGACGTGCTCAAAGATATGACCAAAGCAGTCAAAGAAGGTACCGTGCGAGCTATGATCGTCACAGGCCCTCCAGGCGTGGGCAAGAGCTTTGGTGTAGAAGAAGTACTAAGCAAGGACGATCTCTTTGATATGATGGGTCAGCGCAAGCCCAAATATGAGATTGTCAAAGGCGCAATGTCAGCAGTGGGTCTGTACAGCAAGCTCTATCACTACAGCGAAAAAGGCAATGTTATCGTGTTTGATGACTGCGACTCTGTGCTGTTGGATGACCTTAGCCTTAATATTTTGAAGGCTGCTCTGGACTCTAGCAAGAAGCGTACTATCTCTTGGAACACTGACAGCCGTGTTCTGCGTTCAGAAGGAGTGCCAGATCGCTTTGAATTTAAAGCAGGCGCTATCTTTATCACTAACATCAAGTTTGAGAATGTGCGTTCTAAGAAACTGCAGGATCACCTTGCCGCTCTTGAAAGCCGTTGCCACTACATTGATCTTCAAATGGACACAGATCGCGAAAAGGTCTTGCGCATTAAGCAGATCACCCAAGATGGCATGTTGGACAGCTACGAGTTTGAAGACTGCGTTAAGGATGAGATCATTGATTACATTCTTGAAAAACGAGCACAAATGCGTGAGCTGAGCCTGCGTACGGTACTCAAGGTAGCAGACCTGCGCAAGAGCTTTCCTACAAATTGGAAGAGCATGGCAGAAGTTACCGTTATGAAGCGAGGTGCCTAATGGAAGGCCCGTCTAAGACCTGTACTTGGATTGGGCCCGAGCAGGACCCTTTGAAGCACTGGCCCATTCATTACTGCGGGTGTCCTAGTGTTCAAGGGTCTAGCTACTGCGCTGATCACTACTGGAAGGTCTATGCTCGAGGCACTTCAGTTAACGGCCGTCGACGTGAACGTGCCATAGAGCAAGAGATTCAACAACTTAAACAAGCACAAGAGCTTGAGGAGTATGAAAATGAAAACTAACATCTTTACAATTGCCCTGCTGGCGCTTGTAATCGTATTCTTTTTTGCCGTAGGTCCTATCCTGGTAATTTGGAGTATGAATACACTATTCCCCGTGTTGGCCATTCCGTATACGTTTTGGACATGGTTAAGCGTGGTCTTGCTCGGCGCATTCTTTCGAGCAAATGTTTCCATTAAACGGAAAGATTGAGGTTGCTATTTTACAACAAGAATGCTACTATATTGACACGCTGTGGAACACAGCCATATAACATAAAGGAAAACACAGACATGAAACGTATCTCTAAAGACTCAAAGACTTTTAAGATTTTTACTGCACTACAAAATGGTGACAAACTAACTGCAAGCCAAGCTGAGAAGCGTTTTGGCGTAAAGAACCTGGCTGCTGAAGCAAGCCGTCTCCGCCAAGCTGGTTATGCTGTTTATGCTAACTCTCGCAAGGCAGGTAATGGTGTTACCGTTACTGAGTATGAACTAGGCCGTCCTTCACGCGAGATCGTTGCTCTAGGCTACTTAGCTCGTAACATGGGCATGACATTGGCTTAATAGGTCGCTCCACAAAACCAAGCCGATTCGCTCCCGGGGCGGTTTTGGAATAGGGTCCTAAGGGCCCTATTTTTTTGGCCGTTTGTTGCAAAAAAGCCACAGGCCGGCACTCTCCAAAATGGTTGACAGAACTGCTGTTTGATGGTATAATAGAGTTATTGTTAAGGAGCGATGATGAGCACATTTACAGCAGATCAAGTTTGGGGCCTAGCTGTTAGGGCTGATACACAGAATGGCGGCTACTGCAAAGAGCCTGTATTCGCTGCTACCGCTACACACGGGATCGATTACAATAACGTGATCAAACAAGCCAACAAGGTTCTGGTCAAGAACTGGCTCAGAGAGAATGCTCAGCCTACAGCAGAAGAGATCACTCTTGGCCAAGAGTATCGTAACTATTTCAAAACATTCACCCTCAAAGCACTCACTGGCAAGATCAATGACTTTGAGACCACAGCTATGAAGATTGCAGCCAAAGACGAGTTCACTGGCCGTGATATGTTGGACTTTGCTGTTGTCAGCTGTTTACCCAGCGTAGCTCGTCGTGATAAGGCCCAAACAGAGCTCAAGCGAGAGATCTATCAAAGCGAGCAACTCTCCGGCGCTGTAGGTGATGAGATCGTAGGGGAGATCGAAGTGATCCGCACACGATTCAACCCTGAATACAACAAGTATCGCATCACTGCTCGTATGGGTGAGAGCTTTATTGATTTTTGGTACAAGGATGATGTCAAAGGCACTATCCGTATCAAGGGCAAGATCAAGAATGTTCGTGGCGATAAAACAACACAGCTCAACTATGTTAAAAAAGTTGGTTGACAACTGCACCAAGAGGTGCTACAATAATGATACTGGGAAAGTAATTGTTTTAACTCTTTTTATTAGCGAGGTCTAGAATGGCAAAAGCACAAGACGTTTCCGTCCGTCAAGTTGGCCCTAAGGGTGCCAAAAAAGCAATCCGTCACGCAATTAAAATGCGTCGTCCTGTATTCCTGTGGGGCCCTCCAGGTATTGGTAAGTCCGATCTCGTGAAGCAGATCGGTGATGATTCCAACCGTGAGGTTATTGATGTGCGCCTAGCACTTTGGGAACCCACCGACATCAAAGGTATTCCGTATTACAACGCAGACCAGGGCAAGATGGTTTGGGCTCCTCCCGCAGAACTGCCCATTGACCCAGAGTCCACTGCTATCATCTTCTTGGATGAATTGAACTCTGCTCCTCCTGCTGTTCAGGCCGCGGCCTATCAGTTGGTGCTGAACCGTCGTGTTGGTACCTATGTTCTGCCTAAGGGTGTTGACGTAGTCGCCGCTGGTAACCGTGAAGGTGACCGTGGTGTTACCTATCGTATGCCTGCTCCGTTGGCTAACCGCTTCCTGCACTTGGAAATGAAGGTGGACTTTGATGACTGGCAAGATTGGGCTACCCTTAACAAGGTGCATCCTGAGGTTGTAGGTTATGTGGGTTTTGCCAAGCAAGACTTGTATGACTTCGATCCTAAGAGCCCTAGCAAGTCATTTGCTACTCCTCGTTCTTGGAGTTTCGTCAGCGACCTGTTAGGTGATGACGGTGTTGACGAAGATACTTTGTCTACATTGGTAAGTGGTGCTATTGGTGACGGCTTGGCTGTTAAGTTTATGGCTCACCGTAAGATTGCTGGCAAATTGCCTAAGGCAGAAGACATCCTTATTGGCAAGGTCAAGGACCTTCAGATCAAGGAAGTGTCAGCGATGTATTCTTTGACCGTTTCATTGTGCTACGAGTTGAAAGACCGTGCAGAGAAAAAGGTTAAAGATTGGGATGCTCAGGCAGACAACTTCTTCCGCTACATGATGGACAATTTCCCAACTGAGATTGTGGTCATGGGTGCTAAGACTGCTCTTACCAACTACGACTTGCCGTTGGACGCTACAAAGATGAAGAGCTTTGACGAGTTCCACAAGCGTTTTGGTAAGTATGTTTTGAAAGCGATGGAGAATTAAGACCTCGCCCATCGCCGGGCGGGGGCTCACCCAGGGCTTCCGCCCACCTTTTGGAGTGCCGGGCGGTGTTGTAAATACGCAACATCGTCCGGTTTCTTTTTGGTTGACAAACCCGGATCCTGGTGCTATAATATACACATACTAAGGAGAGCGACTAATGTCTACAAACATCGTTGATAAATTAACTACTGCACGGGTCGGTCTATTGCTCAAAGCACCGTTCTTTGGCAACATGGCAACTCGTATGCGTTTAGTCTGTGCTGACGACTGGTGCCCTACTGCGGCGACCAATGGCCGTGACTTTTATTACAACACAAAGTTCATCGAAAAACTTTCAGAGAAAAAACTAGAGTTCCTGTTTGGTCACGAGATCCTTCACTGCGTGTTTGATCACTTTGGCCGTGTAGGTAGCCGTGATCGTCAACTTTCTAACATCGCACAGGACTTTGCTGTAAACCAAATCCTTGTAGACGAGCGTATTGGTGAGAAGATCACTGAGGTTAAGATCTGTTATGATCCTAAGTTCCGTGGACTTGCTTGGGAAGAAATCTACGATATTCTGTATGAAAAAGCAGAGAAGATTCCTATGGATCAACTGATGAAAGAGTTGGGCGATCTGTTGGACGAGCACATTAAGGAACAAGAGGGTGCTGGCTCAGAAGATGACAAGACCAAAGACGGTAAGAGCAAGCCTAGCCTTAGCAAAGAAGAAGCAGAACGCATCAAGCAAGAGATCAAAGAAGCAATGATCCAAAGTGCCGCGGCCGCTGGTGCAGGCAAGACTCCTGCAGGCATTATGCGTATGATTAAGTCTATGACTGAGCCTAAGATGGACTGGCGTCAGTTGGTGCAACAAGAGATCCAAAGCATTGTTCGCAACGACTACTCCTTCCAGCGTGTTAATCGCAAGAGTATGCACTCAGGCGCAATCTTGCCAGGCATGAAAGAAGCAACTACCATTGACGTGGCTATTGCTGTTGACATGAGTGGTAGTATTGGTGAAGAAGATGCCAGCACATTCCTTTCGGAGATCAAAGGCATCATGGACCAATACGAGGACTTCAAGATCAACCTGTGGTGCTTTGACACAGAGATCTATAACCCACAAGAGATCACTCATGACAACTCACATGACTTGCTTGAGTATGAACCTCAAGGTGGCGGTGGCACAGACTTTGATGTCAACTTTACCTACATGGAAGAGAATGACATTCGCCCTAAGAAGTTCATTATGTTCACAGACGGCTATCCCTGTGGTAGTTGGGGTCCTGAGGACTACTGCGACACAATCTTTATCGTTAAGGGCAATACACAAGCAGAGGCGCCCTTTGGTCAAACGGTGATCTACGAAAAAGAGGCGGGCTAGGAGAGTGCCGGGGGGTGTGGCTAAAAAGCCACACTTCCACCAAAGGCCCCGCTGCTACACGTATGCACGTATATAGATTATGGTTGACAGATAGATAATTTGGCCTTATAATACATATACACAGACACAGAAAGGGGCGGTAAATGGAACTAGTAATTGCATTTGTCCTTGGGCTCATAGTAATGGACTTAATGTGGGCCTGGCGCTTGGGCATCCCTCAGATGCTTTGGGCACGTTGGAAGTATCGCAAAGTCCTTAAACAAATGTCAGAACAGGAGCAATCATGAAAGTATTCATCGCAGGTACAATCTTTGGTCTCGTAGTGGCTACCGTAGGATTATCGGGCATCGCTAAGATCTTCGATAATGGGGTTGCCAAAGTCCAGGAAGTATCTAAAGAAGCTGCGAAGTAATGCCTAGATACACGTTCTGGCGCAATTCTATAATCTGCGAAGTCTACGAACTTGAAGCAGGTTCAGAAGAGGAAGCACGTGAAAAGCTCATGAATGGAGAAGTGGACCCAATGACCGAAGAATGGGTTGATTGGGCCACTGACAACTTCGAGCTGGAAGACGTGGAAGATGAATTGGTAACATTCTTAAAATCAAAGGAAACAACATGACTTTTGGTATGATCGTTGAAGATCCCTTTTATGATGAAGATGGTGTACTCATTGACGAGGATGCTGATTGGGAAGATGTTGCAGACCCGGGCGACCTAGTCTACAACGAAGACATCGGCGAATGGTTGGACAAAGAGCTAGCTGCTCACGATCGCACCTACAGCCCATTCGATACAATCAACAGCTAACGTACATCATTTTGGTTGACAACTTGGCTTTTTGGTGTTAAACTATAGGCATAGTGAAAGGAGCCAGCTGTGAATCAAAATGAATTTGAATACCTGAAGCGAGCCGTTGATGCATTGGGATCGTCAGAGACAACTCCGATGGCCCGTGTCAAGATCTTAAGGACGATGGAGCAGATCGCCGGACGCTGTGCCGTGGTGATCGAGAGGGAGTTCCAAGACCGCGTAGATCAGAACTTGGCCAATGCACATTTGGTTGACCTTTTGAGAAAATGATTGTATAATTTTAACACTAACTTAAGGAGCGAATATGCCTAATTGGTGCAACAACAACTTGACGCTGGAGCATGATGATCCAGCAATGATTACCCGTGCTAAAGAAGCACTTGATCGTGGAGAGTTCCTGCAGGAGTTTATTCCTGTGCCCAAAGAACTCACAGAGACCATGGCAGGATCCTACGGGGATGATGCCAAACAAAAGGATCTGGAAGCACAGATGAAAGCCAATGTGGCCAAATATGGCTACAGCAACTGGTATGACTTCTGCGTGGGTGAATGGGGAACCAAATGGGATGTAGGCGGTGATGGACAAAGCGACATCCACCCAGACGGTAAGAGTCTATTCACTTCTTTTGATTCAGCATGGTCACCACCCGTGAATGCTTATCAGAAGTTGGAACAACTTGGCTTCCGTGTGAACGCAATGTTCTACGAATCCGGTATGGCATTTGCTGGTATTTACGAAGATGGCAACTGCGAGGACTTTAGCCTAGAAGGCATGAGTGCCGATGAGATCGAGCAGAACTATCCAGAGTTGGACGAAGCATTCTGCATCGCCGAGGCTATCCGTGAATTCCAGGAAGAGGACGAAGAGCTCACAGAGTGGATCAAGGATGGTGTTGAGCAGAACAAGAAACTAGGACTTGTTTCAGAATGATGCACATTGTTAAACTCGACAAGAGATACGATGGTTATGGAAGATTTAGCCATCGTGTCGAGTTTATCAGTTATGGCGCAGGTGCGAGGCTTACAGATCAAAAGAATTGGATTAAGTCTCGCAACTACTTGTGGACGCAATTCGGTCCGAGTGCCGAATTGCACCTAGCTCGCCCAGAGTTATTCGATGGGGTCCAACCAAAATGGGCCTGGGATGATTCTAAGAGTGCTATATATTTGAAAGACGAATCTTACACAATGTTCGTTTTGAAATGGGAGTCATGGCAAAATGCCTAGAGAGTTTAACTTCAGTTTTCACGTGGTCTGCGCCGGGGACGGCAAGGCAGACGTGGGCCGAGTCGAAGAAATGATCGATTTGGCCATGCAGGATCTGGTCTACGACGACGAGTTCATCGCCGCCTTGGACGAGAAGGACAGCGTTACTATTCAAGTAATTCCGCAATTTGGACAAACAAATGGTTGACAAACTTGAATAGTGATGCTACATTATTAACATGCCCAATAGGCATATCTTTAACACACACACTTTTTGGAGAACTTTAAAATGGCTACAGATAAGAAATTTGCGGTTGCTGGTGTTTCGACACTGGAAGGTAAGACCAAGCTTCGTTTCGCTAACGATGTTATGCGCATCAAGATCTTGGCAAAGAACGGTCACAAGGATGTTGAGCTCGTTGAGCTGCCATCAGAGATGACCAAGGCTGAGGCTGTACAACACCTCAAGAGCGTTGGTTTCGGCTCAGGCAATGCTGCTGTACAAGCTGCGATCGCCTACGCTGAGAAGAAGAATCCAGCCCCTAAAGCTGTTAAGACTACTGCCGCGAAGGCAGAGGCTGTTACCGCTTAAATCCGATTCGCTCCCGGTAGCGGTAACCTTGGGCCCTAGTATGCACACGTATACTAGGGCGTTTTTTTTGACTTCGGTTGACAACTGGATTAACTGATCATATAATAGTATTAACGAATTGGAGCACAGGAGCTTAAATACACACATGAGCAAATTAGAATACCTTGCAAGACCTCTGGTAGCATTCGATGCTTATAACAAAGATCATAGGCGCTACTACGCAGAGTTCCTAGAATACGGTGGATGGGGGCGATGTCCAGTTCGCTTTATTTGTCCCAGTGATTCCGGTTCAGATCTAACACTAATGATCAAGAACCACCTAACTGAATACTACATTGATCGCGAGTTTGGGGGCGGCAAACTGCAACAGCTCAAAAGCGAAGAACTCAGCGAAACCGCAGACGAAATGTATCGAAGAGCAGGGAAACTTCGTAAGGAAGCAGCCGCCCTGTTGAATCCCAGGAGAACCTAATGAGCGACCTTGATGTAACCATGATCATCCTTTACGGCCTTGGCCTACTTTCAGGCTGGTGGGCATCTAAGATCTTTCATCTGCACCTACTACGCAGCATCCTGAAGGATCTTGGGGTGAGTCAGCAGGATCTACTCGCACTCCTTAACCGATCAGAAGAAGAATCATCCGATGATCCCGAGCTGGATCAGATCGATATCAAAGTTGAGAAGCATAGTAACACACTCTATGCGTTTCGTAAAGACAACGATCAGTTCCTAGGGCAGGGCAACAGCAAGGAGCAGCTGATCGAAGCCATGGCGCAGCGTATGAAGAATGTAAGGTTGATCGTGGTTGAGGGCCGTGAATACATGGAGTCCAAAACGGTTGACACGACCGCGGTTTGAGCTTACAATTGAGTTATGAAAATTACAGAACTCCAGAACCTATACCGCGCAGGCCAGATCATCCGCAAGGCAGATCACGCAGACAAGTTGGACATCCAATTGGATCCCACAATGACTCGCGAGCTGTTTCGACAAGAAGTTGGCCGTGTTTACTTCATCGTAGTCAACGGTGAAATCAAGAAGATTGGCGGCTCACAGGCCAAGGGCGGACTCAAGGGAACCTTAGGGGCCTACTTCACTGGTTTTGCCAAGGGCATGAGCGCCAGGACCTATTGCGTATGGAACTTCATGCGCCAGCAGATCGATCAAGGGCACACGGTTGAGATCTATGTTACATTTGCTCCCCTGGTTGAAGCAACCATTCCAGGTCCCCTGGGACATGTAACCGTACACATTCCTGTAGACTATCATACCATTGAGAAGAGCTACGTGGATCACTTCGTGCTGGTCGAGAGCAAGCATCCTTACTTGAACATGCAGGAAAGTGCGGGCCGTTGGGAAGATACGGGGCTTTTAGAAGGCTATCACGGGCTTTGGGTTCCACAACAAGAAACCCTAGCAGCCTAAGGGTTATTCAAAAAAGTGGTTGACAACAGCCTCTAGATCGCATATAATACAAGCTCAACAAACAACTTAGGAGCGAAACATGGAAGCACAAGCACGTGAGTATTTTGTCCGTCGTCTTAACGAAGTAGCACAAGAAAAAGTGCAGGCCAAAGCAGTAGAACTTTACGGCGCAAGTGGCCGTCCAGAACAGCCTACTTGGGGCATGGTGTTTGAGGGCATTAAATCCGGCGAGATTACCCTTAAAGCAGACAAGGTGGACTATACGGGTCCTTACCTCAACCCTACGGACGTGGAGTGGCCTGCTATGGAAGCCAAAAAGGCAGAGCTGGAAGCATATCGCAAGTTGGTAGCCGCTGAGAAGCAACGGGCTATGGACGCTGTCTATTTGGACGAGAGCGCACAAGAAGCCCTTAAGGCTTTTGAAGCAATTTAAACAACAAAAGCCCTACACTCCGTAGGGCTTTTTCTTGACCTTTTGGCACTTTGGACATATAATACACTTACACAGAAGGAGAAGTGTATGAGAGTAGAAGTCAAAAGCCTATACAGAGTTCAATGCACAGAGTATGAAAGAGGCTATGGTCAAAGGGACATGGGTGTGGTGTTCTTTGACACAGAAGAAGAAGCCAAGCAGTTCTGCCTAGAATACGCCTCGGGTGATAGCGAATGCTACTTCCGAGCAAGCTACGAAAAGATCAACTAATTCTAGAAAGCCTAAAATGAAAAGCAAAGACACACAGATCTACAAGAACATTGGCTCTATCCAGGCAGTACAGGGTGACGAAGGCCGCTACTACTTCTACACTCACTTTGCTACAGGTAACACCTGCGACGAAGACACTATCAAAGGTGCCAAAGAGATGTTGGATTGGGAAGAAAAGAACCATCAAGAAGTACAGGCTGCGATCCGTGTGCTTCAGGGTCGAGGTTACAGAGTATTCAAAGAGGTTTGTTAATGGGATGGGTAGTCTACGATGCTCGTACGGGGCACATGCAAAAGTATTACAAGCTGGCCCGTACAGCCAAGAGTATCGTCACGCAGCACAACACAGAACGAATCTATGAGGACTGGATCTATCGTCCTCAGAGCACTTGGGCCTGCTGCTCCTATGCAGACTACGAAGGGATCTTAATGGGTCTGCGTGGGGAAGCGTTTAAGATGTGGCAGTTTGTTAAGAATAACCCGCAGAGCTAAAGGGTCTTTCTTTTTGGTTGACCTTTGGGCCTTTTGGTGCTATACTATAGGTATAGTAAGGAGCGTGAAATGATAACAGAAAAACAACGTGTTGTAAATGCCCTAAAGGGTTGGCAGTTCATCCGTGGAACCCATGGTTGCTTGTATGATCGTGGCTCAGCAGATTCCTACTACGGCCGTCCACGTCAACCTCACTACGGTGGAGTGGGAGGCGATTCCGGCCGCCGAGTCTCGGTCAACGATGCTGCATCCGTGGCCGAATACTTGGCAGGCTACGACTACAACGAGCGTTATGGAGACAAAAAGAACTATGATTAATCATGGCCTACAATGGCTGGGCACAGCCGCTCTGATCTCTATGTATATTGTGATGAGCTTCTTTCCTGAGCGATATCCGCTGAATATCCTCTTAGGATTACTGGGAGGTCTATGCTATTTTGCGTGGTCGTATCGTGTGGCAAATAAGCCACAGATGATCGTTAACTTCGCAGGAATAGCCGTGTGTGCCGCAGGGTTATTTCGTTATTTTGATTGACACTCAGGCACTTTGGCTATACAATTAACACATACGCTAAACAACTAGGAGCAGAAAATGGTTACACAAGCACAGGCAATGTTTGTATTTGTAGTAGGACTACTAATCACAATGTTGGGCACAGGTGGTGTAGAAGCCAGCATCTCTAACCTAGAACTTCTACAAGGTCTAGCAGTGGCCATCACTGGCCTAGGCTGTATGGGCTGTGGTGTGCTCATGCTTAGGCAAGCCGAGGACTAATATGGAAGCCCTAGTTGAAACAACTGGGGGCCAGTTCCCCGCGCACACATATCTACTAGACGGTACTACCCTAGTAGCCTATGTAAAGGTCAACGAAACTACGCCCGTCTATTTCAAAAGCGGTATCAAGGGCTTTGATAAGCGTGGTAGGCAGTTCGTTAAGGGTAACATCAACTTATTCAAAGTAAAGGCAACTAATGACACAAGATCTGTCCAAGGCTCAAAAGGCCAAGTCTACTCAGTCAACGACGCAGAGAAAACCTGTACCTGTCCAGGATTTACATTTAGAGGTACCTGCAAACACTTGGGCTAACATGATAAAGGTATTGATGCAATGAGCATACAACTACACGGACTGACCCGCCAGCAGTATCAGATCGCTGACATGATCTGGAGCTGTGAATCACAAGAGGATGTTCAACGCTTGATCAATAACCTGCCCGCAGAGTATAAGAAGGACGCTGTGGTCATACACGATCTAATGATAGCAGCAGTCATGGACCAACATATGGAGATCACTGAAGATGTTCGTGCGCTTATTCATAGTATTGCTAGCCGCTAGCTTAACAGCCTGCACAGCCTTTAGGGATCCACGTGATGCTGCGTGGGATCCTAGGCAGGATCAAGGTCGTTACCTTCACGAACAGATTCCAAATTGGCAGCATGAAGCCCTCAGAGTCTGTGGTGGTGGTGACCGAGTGAGGAGACCTGGTATGACCGATCGGTGTTGATGGTCGGTCGGTGGTCGGTGGTCGGTGGTGAGGGGTAACATATGTTAGTAAGTACTAACAAGCTAGTAAGGGGTAGCAAATCACCACCCTGAAAAGAAAAGTACTGCCCTTAAAAATTTTGCGCGGCCAATTTTTTCC